CGGTGGGCGCGGACGGTTTCGAACCGCCGACATCTGCTTTGTAAGAGCCGGATTAACTGACGCTCTACGCTGCCAACTCTTCGTCCGTGGAGCCCGTTTGGGGGATATTTGGGGGGCGGTCCTCACGAGGGGCCTTCTTCAGGCTCACCCTCCCCCACAACGTCTCCCACCCGAGGTTACCCATCGCTCGCTCGTAAATCTCCTGCAGGCCGTCGAGCCTTTCCTGGCGCATCGCTGGCGTCGGGTGCTGGTACACAGCCTTGATCCCAGGCCGGGCGTGCCCAGCCTGCTCGAACATCAGGGCCGGCCGCACGCCGATCTGGTCCTGATACGTGTCGTGCGTGTGCCGCAGAGCCCGCATCGTCAGGCCCGGCATGATCGGATCCCAGCCCGGCCTCTCGGCCCGCCCCTTCGTCACCGTCAGCGGCTCCCGGCCGTCGGCCGCGGGCCGGATGTGCCGCCGGGTGAAGTTGGAGCGGCGCCAGAACGTCCCCGACGGCGTGCAGAACACGTAGGGGTGTGGCCAGTCGTTCAAGTGGCGGCGTAGCAGCAGGGCGAGGAACGGCGGTACGTCGATGTCGCGAGCTCGGTTACCGTTCTTCGGGGGTTCCAGCTTGAGTACAAGCCCCGTCTTGCTGCCGTCCTCGTCGCGGGCGCTGTACTCGGCAAGCTCCCCCACGTCCGGGTCTACGCGGATGACCGGACACTCGAACCAGCCACCGTCGTAAGGCTGCCGCCTGCTGCGCAGCACGTTGTCCCGGTGCAGCGCCGCCCCCTCGCCCCAGCCAAGCCCCGTGAACGCGGTCGTAAGCACGTGCAGACCGATCGCCGGTCCGAGGCGCTCAGCCAGCTGGAGCACTCCTTCTGGCGGCGCCCACTTCTCCTCGTCGCTCTTCCGCCTTGCCGTCGGCGCGCTGCCCGTCGCGTGGGTCCTCCGACGCCCGAACAGGGGGTTGACGGCAATGTGCTTGGAGTCGACGGCGCCAGTGAGGATCGACGACATGAGACTGACGGCATGCCCCGCGGTGACATCGTCACACGCGAGGCCCTGCTGCCAGGTGTCCACGTCGAACCAGTTGAACGACAGCAGCGGCGTGTGCTCCCACTTGGGAAAGATGTGCTGCTGCAGCAGGTTCCACCGCTTGTCGACCGTGTTGCCGCGCTTCGGCTTTGCCTTCATCCACTTGTGGGCGAACTCTCCGAATGTCATACGCTGCAGGGCCGGGTCGACCCACCGGCCGGCCCGGATCGCCGCCTCCTGTGCGTCGCCCCAGTCCTCGGCCGTCTTCTTCGTCGGGAAGCCGGACTCGGTGCCGCGCGATCCGTCCGGCTTCTTGTAGCGGACCTTCCACGTGAACTGCTTGGTCTGCTTGCCGTTGCGGACCTTGTAGACCTTCTCGGCGTATGCCATTTCTCGGCCCTTCAGCCCGCGATGGAGCGCAACGGGGGACGTGCGCACGGGGCTGCGGTGGCAAGCGACTCGGCGCCGACCCCCGCGAGTGCGGCGTCGACATACCCCCTACCTGTCGCGGTCAGACTACCGCTGCGATACAGGGATTCGTCCGCGTACACCAGCGTATGCAGCGGGCGCCGATCGACCCAGGCGAGCACGTTCGGCATGCCGGACGCTTGTATTACGTGGACACACATGACTGCCTCTCCCCGCTCAGTGGCCCGCTGGGGGCTCAGCCCCAGCCGAAGTCGTACAGGGCGGCAGGGGTGTCGACGGGCAGGTCGACCACTCCGGAGATCGCCACCTGGGCGTCGGCCATCGGGTCGGCCATGGCCGGAGTTGCGGGGATGACGGTTGCCGTCAGCACGAGAATCAGACCGACGAAAGCGTTGCGCAGGTTCACAGAGCGGCTCCATATTCGAACAAGTGGCCGAATGATGCACAGTGAACAGATCGTTACACATCGTGTAACCCTCGCCTAGCGTTTGACTGTGCGAAAATTTGCATGCGCATGAATTTGCATGCTTCAACTTGTGGGGGGTAAGCGAATGTTGAGTAAGGATCTGTCGGCCGAAGAGCGAGAGACGTACAGGATGATCGCCGCCGGTGACGACATCCCGCCCGGCCGGCGCACCGGCCGCCTCGCCGACCTCGGCCTCATTGAGTACCGGCCCTACGACGGCGGCTACTGGGTCGCCCACGACCCGGCAGTCGTCAGTCGCGCCCTCTTGACGGAAGCCCTGTCGAAGGTCGTCCAGGCTGCCGAGGAAGCCCGCAACACCGCCACCCTCGGAACGCTGGCCCCGCACTTCGACGCCTCGCGCATGTGGGGTGGCGGCCCCGCCGAATTCCTCGCCACCCGCAGCGAGATGAATGAACGCATCGGAGACGTCACCGCCGCCGCCTGCGAAAGCGCCTGCACCGCACAATCCGCGGAGCCCGCCGATCGAGACCCGCGGGTCGCTGCCGCCGGGGTGGAGCGCATGTTGGCCACTCTTGCGTCCGGGGTTCGCATCCGCTCGCTCTACAACGCGCTGGCCGCCAGCCACGCGCAGACCTGCGGTTACGTCCAGCAGATCACCGACGGCGGAGCCGAAGTCCGAACTCTCGGTACCCCATTCCCCCGCATGATGATCGTCGACGGAAAGCATCTCTTCGTCGACAACTACGTCGTCGAGGGCGCCGAGGCGGACTCGGGGTGGCACATCACGGATCAAGGTTCGGTGGCTTGGGCGCAGTACGTCTTCGACTGCTTCTGGGATCGCGGATCGAGATGGATGGATGCCACGCAGCAAGCAGAGGGTCTGACTACGACGGGCCGGCAACGGCAGATCCTGACAGAGCTGGAGGCTGGATATTCGCAGCAGCAAGCAGGGAAACGGCTCGGTTATGCGCCGCGCACGGTTGCGAAAGAACTGGTCACCCTGCGCGAGGCATTGGGGCTGCAGAGCCTGTACCAGGTGACGATGTGGTGGGCGACCAGCCCGGATCGCCGCTTGCAGTAGCTGCTCCATACCCCCCCTCCTCGTTTCTGCTCTGCGCCATCTTGCGATTCACATGATCAAAAGATGCCTCAAATTTGCTGCGGACATATGATCATCCCCGCCGCAGCGTTTGTCGGGTGCCAGCCGATCAGCCGCAGTGGATCCTCGATGCCCGACGGGCGATGGGCGACCGCGTGCGCGTCCAGCGGCTGCATCTCAACCTCACGCAAGAGCGCCTCGCCGAACTCACGGGGATCGACCGCAGCACGATTCAGCGGATTGAGTACGGCGAGGAGGCGAAGATCAGCCACTTTTTGCTGATCGCGCGGGAGCTGCGCGTGCACGTGAGGGACCTCCTGGGCTGATCCGCCGAGCCACGCCGCCACAGAGTCCTCCACCGGTAGTCACGACTACACGTCCCCGCCAAGGCACGGCGAGGCGGGCTGACAAGTCAGCCCTTTCACTCGGTGTCGGCTCCGGGTGGATGATCGAGATTCCCGCATCCGGACGGCCTGAAACGCCTAAATGAGCCTCAGAATGTCGCGTTCCAGTTACGGTTCGCGCGCAGCTGCCTGAGGCCAGGGCCTGTAACGCCAGGCGTCCGTGCGTTACACACTCATCCGGCCTGTTTGACGCGTTCCTTCGCCGCCCGGTAGGCCTGCCGCAGCTCGCCGGCGTCTACGCAGTCCATGCCCTCGGTGCGGCACGTAGCGCACGCCACGGTGTGCTTGATGAACGCGCTGTATGCGATCTGGACGGTGGCTTCTTCGGCCCTGTGTTCGGCTGCTACTGGCCCGGTATTCTCGGCCACGTCATCAGCTCCTACCGCTGGTGTCCTACCCCCGGACCGGTTGCACGGTCGCGGGGGTTCTATTTAGTGCTGGCACCATACAGCGCCCTATAGGTCCATGTGCAGTACTACGTGTGTCTCCGCAGGTCAAGGGGGTCATACGGTCGGTTGCATGGTGGACGACGACATGCCGGTGATTGATCCCGCCGGCCCGCAGCTGGTGTACGTAGTCGTGGCCGACCACATCGCGGCACAGATCGCCGACGGGCGGCTGCCGGTAGGGGCGAGGCTGCCGGGCGAGCTGGCCATGGCCGAGCTGTACGGCATCGCGCGGATGACCGTGGCGCGGGCGGTACGGGAGCTGCGGGAGCGGGGCCTCGTCGTCACCGTCCGCGGTAAGGGCACTTTCGTCGCCGACCAGCCGTGACCTCCGGCTAAGGTCATCGCTTTCGCGACAGCGCGTAAGTGAAAGGCGTTTTCACTTTGCGGGTGTCCGCAAAGTGATGGAACGCTTCGGGGCGCCCCGAACGGTGCAGGTCAGAGGCGTTTTCCTGAGGTCGCAGGAAAACCCGGCCAGAGTACGAACGCCCGCCCTCCGGCAAGACGAGGGCGGGCGTAAGGCTGGACGTCCCCGGGGGCCTCTGCCCCGCGCGGTGGACCTCCCCCAGGTTGGGGCACCGATGCGGGAGGGACTGTGGTTGCCCACGCCCGGCCGATCCCGGCAGACAGTGCGGTGCCGGAATTGAACCGACATCTCCCGAGTGCCCTGAGAGCGGGTCTCCAGGTGCTCTGACGTTGAGCTAGCCGCACCCCCAGCATGGCAGACGTTCGTTGTCAGTGCTGCCGCTTGCGATCCGGCCGTGGCAATCAACATCCCTGAAGATCTGATCGGACTTGAGCGCAAGGCCGTCGAGGAGCAGAAGAAGGCGCACGGCCAGCCGTACACCGAGGAGCGCTGGGCGCCGTGGCGTGAGGCGGCAGCAGCGTTCCAGGCCGCACTGACCGCCCATGCCGAGGCGACCGGGGAGAACCGGTACGAGCTGGAGATGGCCGTGAAGAAGGCGGTCCTGCACCCGGAGCCGGGCGACAGCTGACGCAGCTCCGCCTCGCCCCTCGGCGCTGTCCTCGGGGCGAGGCGGGAAGCAATCACCCTGTTTCGCGGGCCACTTGGCCCTGGGGATTGATGCGATAAGTCTACGGGTGGGCACTGACAGCCGGCCTGGACAGCAGGTGGCCCCGCCGACGGGGGACGCAGCGGGGCCAAGACCAGTGTGGCAGGCGCCGTCGGCGCTGCGGGCGGTATCAGCGGTCCTCGTCCGGCCAGACCTTCAGCAGCCTCCCGCCGTCTGCTTCGTCGGTGAGCGTGATGCGGGTGCCCTTCCGGCTGCCGCGCTCGCCGACCCAGCTCGTGAACTTCTTCTCGGCGGTCTTCAGGTCGGGCCACCAGCCGTGCATGACGGGCCGACCGTGGGTGGACAGGGTCAAGCAAAAGCGCAGGTTATCCACGGCGGCAGGCTACGACTCGTCGGTCACGATCGTTAGGGCTACCCCCGCCTCGCGGGCAGCTTCGCGCAGAACGTTCACCGTCTCCACTAGTGGGGCACGGGGGCCGCCGCGGGGGGTGGTGGCGATGAGGCAGGGCATGCACCGGTCCAGCCAGCGGCGGCCATGCCCGGGGACATCGACGACCCCGGTCGCTCTCGCGGGCTTGCCGCAGCGCACGCACGGATGCTCGCCGTCGAGCCGCTCGGTGCCTGCGCTCTGGCGCGGTTCCCACGGTGGGGCGGGGTCCAGCTGCGCCGGGTTGATGTCGAGGGATCGCAGCAGGTCAGCGTCGTTCATGCGGCTCTCCTCTCGTCGGCGCCCGTCGCGGGGGGTCCATGCTGCCACGAGTAAACTCGAACGTATGTACGACCTTCCGCCCGACCTGCCACGCCTCCGCACCCTGCGGACCTGGTACGCGATGTGGGTAGCGCGCATCGACGAGGCCATCGCAGCGGCCGAGCAGCAGGAGCGGGAACGGCGGCAGGGCGAGGAGCGGCGGCCGCCCACCCCGGACTGGATCGTCGAGCTCGGCATCGGCGTCGGCCGACCGCCGGTCGAGGTGCACGTTGGCGGGTGCCGGATGGCTGGGAAACGGCAGCGCACCATCAGCCGGGAGCAGGCCCTCGCCGCCCTCACCGACGGGATCCGGGCCTGCATCCACTGCCGGCCAGACACTGAGCTCGGCGTGCTGTGACCTCGGCAAAGTTGCACCCTGGAGGCATGGCGACTGCACCTGTCATCGTGCACCGGCCGTCGCCGACAGGCGGCCGGCGCGTCACCGCGTATGGCCACATCCTCGGCCTCGCCCACGACGACCGCGACCTGATCGAGTTCCTGCGCCGCGCCGGGCTCCCAGACGCGGAGACGCTGATCGACGACCCGCAGATGGTGGAGTGGCGCGGCGGCCGGGCGCACCACTACGAAGCGGCGTGAAGTTCCGTCCGTCAGGGGCTGACACGACAGGGCCGCCCGGTCTACGGTGACCGGGCGGCCTGCCTCGTTCGCAGCGGCCCTTCGGGGCACGGGGAAATAACCCCTGGCAGGCCGCACCTGCGTCTACATCTCCCACCCCTGCGGTCGTTGCTGGGGGCGCCGCTGTACGCGATAGCGGCCGATGTCCTCCCGGCGCACGACGTAGTGCCGCTCCACGCGACCCACCGGGCCTATGAGGGTGTCCTCACCGACGAGCTGCCATTGCGTCCAGAAGGTTCCACCGCCGTGGTACTCGCCACGGCACGAGCAGGTGCAGTCGTCGCTTCCTGCGGTCTGGCACTTCTCAGCGCATCGCTCGGTCGTGGAGAACTCCAGGTAGACGTCAACCTCGCCGAATCGTGTGGCGAGAGCTTCGGTGAGCAGCTGAAGATGCGGCTTGGCGATCTCCCAACGGCCGGGCTTCACCGTGTCGTTCCAGTGCGGGCGGATGCGCTCGCCCAAAGCGCCGTGGATCCAAGCCCGGTTTCCGAGCTTGTAGGGCATCCACGCCCAGAGGCGAATCTCGTCGTAGCCGCGGCGCACCCAGGGGCGTCCGACGTTCGGCGTCACGCCGGCACCCCGCTCGCTGCGTCGTGGTCGCGGAGGGCTTGCGAGATCGCTCCGACGCTCGGGTTCTTGCCCTTGTTCGCGCCCTCGGCGATCCGCAAGTGCGGTTGGATCTGCCTGATGGTGAAGCCTCGATCGCGGAGCGCCGCCGCCTGGATGGTCAGCGCCTCGGTCATCACGGGCTTGCGCCCGCCAACGCGACCGCGCTTGCGGGCAGCCTCAAGGCCGTTCTTCGTCTTCCTCACGATGTCCCGGCGGCGGTCCTCGGCGAGGGCCAGGGCGAGGTCGAGGATCAGGGAGCGCTCCGTGTGGTCGCCGGCTCCGATGCCTTCGAGCACCTTGACGGCGATGCCGCGCTCGAAGAGGTCGTTGAGGACGATGAGACCCTCAAGAAGGTTGCGGCCGAGCCGGTCGACTTCCTGCACGCAGAGCATGTCGCCCTCGCGCACGTACTCAACCGCGGCCATGAGTACGGGCCGTTCCTCGGTGCTGAGCTTTCCACTGATCTTCTCTTCGAAGACCTTGATGCAGAGCGCGTCCAGCGCGTCGTGTTGCCGCTGAGTGTTCTGCTTGTCGGTACTGACTCGAACGAGGCCAACCAAGGCCATGGGACTCCCCTTCGTTCATCAAACGCCTCTGATACCTATCTGAACAGTACCAGATAGATGAACGGGTTGATGAACAACTAGGGCCCGGGATCGGCCAGTTCGACGTCACTGCGTTCAAGTTCACGTCCCGACCGTTTGGTGAACAGCTCTTACGGCGGGCAGGGTCGCAACCGGTACGACGAATGCCCCCTCCCGCCCGAAGGCAGGAGGGGGCATCGTCACGCGGGTTCGTCGAAGGGCGGCAGGTCCGGCTCGAGGAACAGCCCCTCGTACTGGGGCGTCGGTTGCTCCTCGGCGAGCCCGAGGTCGACGAGCGTCCCCATGTCGGCGGCGCTGTCGTCCACGCGCCGCTGTACCGGCTGCGGCGGAAAGTCAGGCATCGAGTCTCCTGTACATGGCGGTTGCTGAGAGGGCGCCCAGGCCGAGCAGGCCCTTGCGGGAGTCGGACGACGGAGCCTCGGCACCATCGCGGCGGCACACCAGCGCATCCGGGTCATCCGGCGGAGGCTGGAGGCTGTACCCGTCCGGGCAGGTCTGCCTGTTGGTGCCGTCCTTGCCGTCGGTTCCGTTCCTGCCGTCCGCACCGGGCGGACCAGCGGGGCCAGCCGGACCAGTGTCGCCCTTCGGTCCAGTCGGCCCCGGGACAGTGGAGTCAGCGCCGGCTTGACCTGCCGCACCCGACGGACCTGGAGATGGAGTAGCGGCCGGTCCGGTCGGGCCGCGGTCGCCCGTTGCACCCTTCGGCCCCGGGGGGCCAGGAATCGGTACGGGCACCTCGGCTCGGTCGGGCAAGTTCTCGACAGCCCGCGACGGATCAGGCGCCGCCGGGGTTCCTCCTTCGGCCTGGATCTGCGCGCGCAGGGTCCGCACGTCCCCGGCCAGAGTGCTCACCGCGTCACCCCTACGGTCTGCCTCCGCCGCTACCTGCTGGGTGCGCTGAGCTTCAGCTTCAATGCGGATCCACACCAGGAGGACAGCCCCGGACAGCACCAGCAGAACAGCGGCAAGCGCGAACGATCGCCACCGTCGCGCGAGAACATTCGGACTGCGGTGCGTCACAACGGTGTCCCTCCAAGCTCGGAAATGCGGGCGTGCAGCCGGGCGTTCTCGGTAGTCAGCTCGGTGATCTGCGTGAGCAGCTCGGCCTTTCCTGCACGCTCGCCAGCGAGTTCGGCGTAGGCCGCGGCGAGACGCACCTCGTTCTCGGCGAGATGCTGCTGTGCTTTGTCCCGCTCTTCCTGCAAGTTGTCGACGAGCGACGAGTACCCGCCGAGGACGGCACCGGACTGCGACACGCGGTTTTCCCCGCGCTTCCCGATCCAGGCGCCTGCGGCCGTTGCGAGCCCGACGACGATGACACCGACCGCGCCGAGCGTCGCAGCGTCCACGTGCATGCCTCCTGGTGCGAGGTTGGTCAGACGCCCGTCGGGCGAGCAGGGTTCGCCGACGGCGAGACCTGGCCTCGGGTGAGCAGGCCGAGCACGGCGAGCACGATGGCGTTCAGGGCGCCGACCGTCTCCGGGGAGACGTTGAACCCGTAGGCGGCAAGCAGCGCGACGGCCGCGGCGGCGAGCCCGGTGAATGCCGACGGGGCGATGGGCCGGGTGATGGCCGCGGTGGCCGCGGCGAACACCGCGGAGACGACGGCGACGATCGCGCCGGCCTGCTCGCCGGACAGGCCGAAGTTGAAGGACACCAGCAGCGACAGGGCGCCGGAGATGGTGGCGATGATGAGAGCGGGCTCTCTGCCGAAGATCTTCATGAGGGATCCGTTTCTACGAGGTCAGTTGGTGACGGTGAAGCCTCGGCGGGCGCCGAGCTTGGTGAGGGAGGCCTTCCCGGGGATGCCGTCGGCGGCAGTTCCCTTGTAGCCACCGCCGGCCTTGGACCGTTGCCATGCGGCGTAGGCCTGAACGGTGACGGAGCCGAAGTGCCCGTCCGAGTACTTCTTCGCGAGCAGCCCGGCGTCGACGAGCGCGGCCTCTACGGTCTTCACGCCGGAGTACGTGACCGGGGCGCCAGCCTTTGCCGGGTTCGAGCGGGCAGCGGCGATCAGCTTGGACAGTGAAACGGACGGCTTGACGGGCTTCGGCGGCGCGGGCTTCGGCGGTGCAGGCGTGGTCTTCGTGCCGAGCCGCTTCTCAACCCGGTCGCGCATCGACGCCATCGTGAAGCCGCGCGGGTCGACCTTCCCGGGCTGCCACTCCAGGTGCCCGATCACGGAACGGCGGTCCCAGCCGTGCGCGCGGCAGATCGCGGCCGCCACCTTCTCGATGGCGAGCAACTGTGCGGCGGGCCACGGATCCTTGCCGTCGCCGAGGTTCTCGCACTCGAACCCGTAGAAGTGCCTGTTCCCGTCAACGGTGGCTTCGTTGTCGGCGGGCGCGGCGCGTTCGGCAACAACTGCGGCAAGCACATCCGGATCGCCGAGCCCCGCATGATTCGCGCGCCCGTAGCCGACAAGGTGGACGGCGCCGTCCTTCGCGATGACGCCGTGGCACAGCGGTCCGGGGAGAGCGCTGTGCCCGTCCCGGCAAATCCGCACGGTGGTCGCGGTACCGCTGGTCACGGTGTGGTGGATCATCACGCCGTTCACCGGACCCCACGGGCCCTTGCTGTTGCGGTTGTGGGTGCGCCAGTTGCCGACCTCGATGACCTTCAGGCCCTCGTCGCGGAGCGCTTGCAGGAATCTCTCGGCGGACAGTGGTGTGGCCATCAGGCCTCCAGGCATGAGAAAAGCCCCGACCGGTGGGCTCGGGGCTGAGGATGAATGGTGCGGGTCAGGAGACTTCGGGCTGCGGGTCGAGGAGCTCGGCGGTCAGGAGCCGCATGTCGTGGCGGCACTTGGTGCAGAAGACCCGGACGATCCCGTTGTTCGAGTAGCACTGGGCGATCTCGTAGATCTTGAGGTAGTTCACGCAGGTCTCGGTGTCGTCCCGTGCCGTGACCTTGTAGTACAGGTACGGCTGGAACACCGGCGGGTCCGGGTTGGGCTCGGGCGTGGGGTCCTCGGGTGTGGTCACTGTCCGATCACCATCCAGTTCACGCCGGTTGAGGTGGTATTGGCGCGGGTCAGCCAGAGGGTGACGTCGGTCGAGGTTGGGTTCACCGCGCCGACGCCGAGCACGGTTGTGCCGGGAACCGATGTGACCGGGGTGGCCTGAGCCGTGAACGTGGTCCCGGACAAGGCGAACCCGCTGACGTTCACCGACGTCGGAACATTCGCGGCCGACGGCGTGATGTTTATCGTCCCGTAGGCGAAATTCCCGGCGTTGAGGAGTCCACCGACGTTCATGACGTCCGCCGTGACCGTGACTTCCGAGTCGGCGGTGGTCAGTCCGGTCGCAGAGTACATATTGATCATCGCGGCGGAGTTTTCCGGCGCGTTCCCGGAGGAGATCAGCAGCTCGAACAGGGTCTCATCGATCTGACTGAACCCCACGCGGCCCTCGTCCTGAGTCTGAGTGACGCCGCGGACGCCGAAGCACATGTCGCCCGCTGCGAGGGCGGCGTAGTACTCGGCCGCGTCCCGGGTGTCGTACACAGCCACGGCGGCCATGCCCCGGTCGTCCCAGTCCGCGGCCATCTCCGCCAGGGTGTTGCCGTCGTCGTCGGTGAGCTTCAGCCCGCCCGTGTTGAACGCCGTGTGCCCGGCCCGTTTCGAGGCGCGAAGCTCCCGGATTTCCCGGCGGAGCTGGGCCAGCTCGCGGGCCAGCGTCGTGATGTCCGGTGGGAGCTGTTTCAGTTGTCGGGCCATCAGGAGTCCTCCACGAGGATCGGTGAGATGCGGTCCTGGCCGGGGTCGAGAGACCAGGACCAGCAGCGGGCCACGGTGGTGGCGCCTTTGGGGTGCCGCGGTGAGCGGGTGATCTCGATGCGGATGCTGTCGCCCAGGCCGAAGTCGGCGATGACGCGCGGTGCCCGGGAGGCGACGGCCTCCACGGTCCAGACGGTGGCGCCGGCGCGGGTGACGGTGAGCTCCTCGCGGGCGTGGGCGGTGAGCTGGTCGGGGTCGGTCAGCCCGTCGGCCGGGGTGTAGCGCTGTTCCCACCGGCAGTACCCGGCGGCCAGCAGGTCATCGGCGGTGACCAGCTCGGAGCGCAGCCGTGAGGCGCCCTCGCCCTCACCGGAGGCCAGCACGCTGGTGGCACCCTTGCCCTCTTCGTAGGACTCGTTGAGCGTGTAGCTGGAGATGCTGCCAGGCATGTCGAAGATGGGCTCGGGGGTGGTGGTGACCGTGCCGATCTGTGGGCGTACCCGGATCGGCAGGACGAACCCGCTGCGGTCCGGGGTCCAGGCAACATCGACGGTCCACTCGGGTCCGCCGCCGGCCGTGAGCTCCTGCCATACGGACAGGATGGTGCGGTCGTCGCCGTCGCCCACGGTGTACGTGCCGAGGATCCCGGAGTCGGGGGCGTCGAAGGCGAACGGCGGTGCGTCCACGAGGAGCGGGGCGCCGGTCGCGGTGAAGAGGACCGCCTGGTCGACGCCGAACTGGGAGACCGGTGCGGTAAACCGGCGGTCGAAATATGCCTCCGGGGTGGCGCCGCCCAGCTCCACCGTCGGCGCCGAGCCGCCCGCCCGGGTCAGGGTCATCCAGGCGCCGATCGGCAGGTCCGTGGCCCGGTCGACGGGGACGAGCATCGTGCGCCCGGGGGTGGTCGCCGCTTCCCACTCGCGGGGTGCCCCGTCCAGGGCCAGCGACATGGTGGCCGTGGTGGACGCGCCGAGCTTGCGGGACAGAGTCGGTGAGGCGATGGCCTGCAGCTGTTCGATGATCAGCCCGGATCGGAGGTCGCACCCGTACCAGTCCAGCTCGACCGGGCGGCCACGGGTCATGCGACCGGCTCCACGCCGAGCTGCCCGGACGTGGTGAACGTCTGCGTGCCGACGGTGCCGACGCTGGACACGTACCACTGGGGTGTCAGGGTCACGGACGCGCCGGGCGTCATTCCACTGACGAGGACCCGCCGGGTGGCGTAGGTGCGGCCACCAGCTGCAGCCACCCCGTTCTCAGCATTGGCGGCCATCGTGTAGCCGCCGCTCGCACGCCAGACCACCCACACCGTGGACGTGGTGGTGATCTGGTTGTGAACGGCCCCACCAATGGAGATCCATGCCATGCCGGACGGTGGCACCGTGAACGTGAGCGGCGGCCACTGAGCGCCGCTGAAGTCCGTGAACGTTGCGGTGACCGGGTACGTCGTCGGGTTCGCCAACTGCTTCGAGACCTGCGGGTCGTACTTCAGGTACCGCCACTCGGTACCGGTCCAGCGGCGCAGCCCGTCTCCGGAGTCCCACAACTGCCCGGTGTACGGGGCGGTCGGGGCAACGGATCCGACGGTGACCCCGCCTGCCGCCGCGGTGTACGCGCGGGTCGCGGTCGACACCGAGGGCGAACCGCTGCCGCTCTTGGGGACGCTGATCGTGGCGAGCACGATGTACGACGGATCGGCGGGTGTAGGTGCGACCGGCGACGCGGCTGCCGTACCGGCGAGGTACAGGATGTCCCCGTCCCGGGCACCGGACGCGTCGGCGTCGGTGTCCCGGATCCGGGCGTACACCAGGTCCACCCGAGGGTTCGTCGCGTTCGCGGCGGTCAGGGTCCTGGTGACAGAGGCGTCGCTGTAGAAGAGGTACGGGCCCTGAACCGCACTGGAGCCGCCCTGGACCACGCCGGCCCCGGCGGTGATGGTGATGGTGGACCCGGCCACGGACACGGCGAGACCGCCGCCGGGCCGGACGCCAGCCTGTACCTGCAGGCCGCCCGCCCCTGGGGACAGGAGCGCGGCCAGGGCCTGACGGAAGCTCTGCGAGGCGTAGGAGGGGCTGCCTGACGAGGCGTTGATCGGAAACGCGGTGATGGTCATGCGTGCCTCACATCCAGGCGGATCGGTAGGTGACGGTCAGGGTGGCGGCGGCCGAGTAGGCGCCTGCTCGGAACGCGAGGTTGGAGGCGCCGGGCTGCAGCACCGGCCAGGTGCCGGTGGTCAGCGACCGGCGGGACGCGACACCGTTGTAGTAGGCGGTGTGCGCGTCGCAGTCGAGGTCCAGCCAGTCCCCCGCGTCGATGTCCCCGCCGTACAGCAGGGAGGTCGACGTTCCGTCCGGTCCCGTCACCGAGACGAGCGGCTGGGACACCGGGCCCGCGATCCGCAGCAGCGGGCGGGCGTCGATCGATCCGGCGTTGACGACGGTGGTATCTCCGGCGACCACAGCAGCGTCGATTGTCGTGGGCAGCGTGAGCGGGAACGTGAGGCCTCCGACCACGGTGGGCAGCCGGAGGGTGGTCACGGTCTCGGTCGTGGCGTACAGCCGCGGGTCGGCGGCCGTGACCAGGACGCTGTACGACGCCACGGTGTCGGTCACGTACTTGATGAGGATCCGCCCGGACCGGCGGACCACGGCCTGCTTCGGCACCGTCTCCATCACCGTGAGCACAGTGCCCATGAGGGGCAGTGCCCGCAGCCGGTCGATGGCGCCGTCCAGCGTGGCCAGGTCCGGCGCTTCGATCGATCCGCCCAAGGTGATGGGCCGTTCGCCGAGATACACCGGGCTCGGCCACGCCCCGTGGTCCGCTTCCCGTAGCTGGGATTCCGCCCGCACATCGGGGGAATCCCAGCCGTCCATCTCCTGCAGGCGCCAGGCCACACCCTGCTCGTCGACGGAGCCGAGCGGCAGAGAGCCAAGCGTGGCCGTCAGGCCGCCCAGTGGCTGCCCCGGTGTGTACGTCACAACGCCCCCCCTCAGCCGATGAACATCAGTTGGCGTGCCATGTCGCGCGCCTGCTCGGCCGAGGACTGCTTGGCCCCGTTAAGCGTCACGTTGGTGACGCGCTGGTCGTAATGCACGCCGCCCCCACCGCCGGAGCCGGAGCCGAAGCGGCCAGCCGGGCGGGCGTCGTAGCCCATCAGCCGGGCGGTGGCCTGCAGCAGGGACCGCGACCGGGCGGACCCGTCGTGGGGAATCCACGACTCGGGCACCCCAGCCTCACCGCCGAGGACCATCTGAGGACCGGTGAGGATGCCGCCGCGGGCCATGGTCTTGATCCCGGTCTGGCCGGTGAACTGCTTCAGGAACACATCCCGGTACTGGCCGGGCAGCTTCTTGAGCTGGTCGAGCATCTTCGGGACCAGGTCCCGGATGGTGCCCGGATCCAGCCCCGCAGCGATCAGGTCGGCGTACCCGCGCCCTGCCCCACCCCTCAGGGTCGTGAGCAGCAGCAGGGAGTTGGAGAGGTCGTCACCGGACAGGGACTTGCCTGCCGTGCCGACCGCGGCGTTGGCCTTCGCAGCGTCGGCCGCCTTGCCCGTGGCGGCGGCGTGCGCGAGTGCCTGGGCGTTGGTGTCGCCCTGGGCGGCGAGGGCCTGCGCCAGGTCTCCGTAGCCTTTCGATGCGAGGGTCTGCAGGTCCGTGGCGAACTGGGCGTTCGTCTTGTTCGCGGCGTTCAACTGCTGAGTGAAGTCGGCCAGCGTCGCTTTGGCGGCTTCGCCGGTCTTCTGCAGCTTGGACACGATGTCCTTGAACTGCTTGTCGCTGGCCCCGGCGAGGGCGTTGACGAGGGAGTATCCCTCCTCGCCCATGGATTCCAGCAGGGCCCGGACCTCCTCACCTCCCCGCTTCCCGATCCGCGAGAGGTTGGTACGCCACTTCTCCGTCGCCGCCAGGGACTTCGACAGCTGCAGCTGGTAGGCCGCCAGGTTGAAGCTGGTGGGAGCCTTGGCGCCCTTCTTCACGCCGAGCGCCTTGTCGGCGTCGTAGACGTCCTGACGCTCGGCCTTGACCTTGGCGTCGGCTGCTTTCTTCGCTTTCTTCGCGTCGGCGACCTTGTCCTTCGCCGCTTCCAGCTGCCGCGCCGTGTGATGGCTGTGGCGGACCTTCGAAAGGTTCTTCTCGGCGTCCTTGAGGGAGTTGGCCTTCTTCTTCGCGTCGGAGAGCGCTTTGTTCAGGTCGTCCCAGGCCTTCTTCAGGTCTGCGAGTTCCTTGTCGTACCGGGACTTCGCGTCGGTGGGACCGCCAAGGACGGACGCTCCGGTCGGGGTGTACGTGAACCCGGCCAGGCCGCCGTTGGCGAACCGCTTGGCGTTCATGCGGTCGAACATGGCTACGCCGTACTTACGGACCGCGTCGGCCTTGATGACGTACTCGCCATTGCTGACCAGCGCGGGGATGCTGTCCGACGTGCCCGTACCCGGGCCGACGATGGGACCGCCGCCCGGAAACATCTGCACCTCGCCGCCCGCCGCGTAGCGCCGGACCAACCCACCGCCCGCGTACCGTGACTCTCCGCCCTCACCGGAGCTGGGCCGGCCGGACGTGTTGCTGGTGGCGATCGTGCGTCGGTACGTGGTGATGGTGATGTTCTTGTTCCGCAGGGCGTCGATCGCCCGCTGAATCGCCGAGATGGCGTTCTTCGGGGGGCCGGTCGGGATGGAGACGGAGACTTTCCCGTTCTTCATGTGCGTGACCTTGAACCCGAGGCCCTTCAACTGCTGCTCGGCGGCCTTCGTCAGGGCGCTAATCGTGACCGAGCGACCCTTGGTGTTCCGGATCTTGTCCTGGACGGTTTTCAGATCGTCCATGGCGCCCTTGGTCTCGGCGCTGATCGTGGTTGTCGCCACCCCGGGCATCTGCAGGTAGGCGCCAGTGAGCTTCTCGATCGCGTCCGCCGAGAACCCGGCAGCGGCCATCTGCTTCTTCAGGAGCCCGATGTCCTTCTCCAGGACGATCTGACCGGCCTCCTGGGAGTTCATCTGCTCGCCGACAGCTTCGGCGTGGTCCATCGCCGCCTTTGCCGCGTCGAGGAAGGCGCCCTTTACAGCGCGGCCCTTCTCCGTGGTGACGTCCAGGCTGTGACCGTTGTCCTTCACCGCACCGGTGAGGTCGGCGAGCGACTTCCGGAAACCGATCTCCGCTTCCGCCGACGAGATGTTGATCCCGTTCAGCGTCTTCAGGGCGTCGGTGAGCTTCTCAGCCTCGCTCCGCTGGTCCTTCATCTCATCCGCGGTCATAGCGGCCGCGTCGCCCAGTTCCTTCTGTCCGCCGGCCGCGAGCTTCTGCGACGTGTCCAGCCCCGAGAGCGCCTCGGAGTACTGCGGCAGCAGCGTCCGCAGCTTCTCTGTGGACGTGCCCTGTGCCTCGGCCTCGACCGCCATCCGCTTGAAGGCTTCCGCTGCCACATCCGGGGATCCGGCGGAGACGAGTCCGGCCAGGGCCTCATCGAGGCTGTTGACCTGGTCGCGCGCTTCGGTGAGGTCTACTGCGTCCGAACCGAAGTGGGTGATCTTGTAGAGGGAGTCGCCGACTTTGTCGAGGACGCCCGCGTGGGCGATACGGGCGGCCGACTCCCCGAACCCGTCCAGGTCCTTGCCGAACGCCTTGGTGAGCTCACCGCCCGCCTTGCCCTTGACGGCCAGGTCCACGAGGGCATTGGTCAACTTCGTGACGTTGGGCGGGGCCTCGTCGAACTGCTTCATCAGAGTTTCGACACCGAAGGACACCGCCGCGAGGCCGCCCACGACGAGAGTGAGGCGTCCCAGGGCCATCATGGCGGCCCGTACCGTGGTCGCGGTGACGCCCATCGAGACGAGGGCGGCCCGTGTGGCGGCGATCCGGGGAAGGAGCAGGAGCATTCCACCGGCCACAAGTGCGACCGCGCCGCCGATCCCCATGAATCCGGTTACGGCGTGCTGCAGGCCTGGGGGCAAGGAGTTGTAGGCGTTGACGAGGGCGGTGACCCACTTGGTCATATCCCGCAAGGCGCCGTTCGCCGCGGACCCGCCTTCGATGAGAGCAACTTCCAGGGCGCCGCGCAGGCGCTCGAGGTCGCCCATCAGGTTGTCGGTCTGGATAGCGGCCATGCGCTGGGCGGCGCCGGAGTCGTTGACGCTCTTGACGTACTTGTCGATGCCGTCCGAGCCGAGCTCGTACAGGATCGTAGCGGACCGGACGGCGTCCGCACCGAAGATGGTGGCCATGGCACTGTTGCGGGCCTCGGGCGTCAGCTTGCTGAAGCTGGTCTTCATCCGGCCGGCGAGCTCGGACAGCCCGACGAACTTTCCGGTGGAGTCGTAGGCCGAGAAGCCGATCTGGTCCATCGCGGCCTGTGCCTCTTTGGACTGCGGAACGAGCCGCTGCAACATGGTCTTCAGCGACGTACCGGCGTCGGAGCCGATCAGTGCGTGGTCAGCGAACGCGGACAGGGTGCCGACGGTGTCCTCGATGGACAGGCCCGTCTGGTGGGCAAGCAGTCCGCCCATGCGCATCGCCATACCCAAGCCGTGCACGTCGGCAGCCGTCTTGTTCGCACCGGACGCGAGGAGGTCGGCAATGTGGGTGACATCCTTGCCCTGCAGGCCGAACGTGTTCATGGCCTGAGCTGCCGTGACGGCGGCCTCTGCGACGTCGACTTGGCCGGACGCGGCCAGCGCCAGGGCGCCCTTGAGCGCACCGCCAGTGATGTTGGCGACCGAGACGCCGGCGCGGGCCAGCTCCGCTTCGGCGTTCGCCGCCTCCGTCGCGCTGAACGAAGTTGTCTTACCGGCATCCAGCGCGGCGGCACGCAGCTGCTTCATCTGCGCCGACGTCGCACCGGAGACTGCGCGAACGCCGCTCAGGGCCTTGTCGAACTTGGCAGCCGCAGCAGCGGCCACGGCGAACCCGGCGAGCATCGCCGCACCAGTGGCCGCACTCGCGTTGGCGAGACGGGACGTGTTGTCCGAGGCCTGCCGCATCCCGCGGGTGTAGTTGGAGATGTCGGCGCGGAGCCGGACGGTGACGGTACGGACGGCCACGGCTCACCTCCTGCTCTTGCGGTGCTGAATGTGGACGTGGAGTCCGTCGGACGAGCCTTTGTTGTCCTGGTGGGCGCGCACCGCCTTTGCCGAGGTGGCGCAGGCGTGGCACATCACAAGGGCGGCCTTGTACTCGAATTCGTTCTCCTGGTTGGTGGCCTCTGACCAGGGCTCACCGCAGTCGGGGCAGGTGTCCGCCTCGACTTCCGCCAGGGCGAGGGCCCACGCCCGGTCCTCCTCGGTGAACAGCGGCTCGCCAGGGGCGACGACGCGGCCGAGGAAGACCGAGCGGGGAACGTGCCACGCCCGTGCGGTTTCTACTTCACGTCGCCAAGGGCCGCCAGGAGTGCGGAGCCGGCCAGCGAGAAAGGGACGAGTCCCGAAGAGTTGTGGACGTCCCAGGCGGCGTCGAACAGTTCCTTGATCTGCCCCTGGGTGATGACCTCGAACAATGCCTTGACGTCGTCCACAGTCATAGCCGGGTCGACGCACGACGCGGCGATCAGGGCCCGCGGGAACGTCACCGAGTCAAAGCCCTCGTTCTCGTTCGTCGCGGGGTGCGCGGCCATCAGCGACGAGTACGCCTCGTCGCCGATGTTCCGTAGCTTGAACTCCGCCTCGGACTCCCGGGCCTGCTCGCGCAGCTTGGCGATCTGCGCAGAGATCGCCTTGCCCGGGTGCTGCTCGGTCAGGTCGGCGGGCTGCCAGTCCTCCGACACTTCCCGCAGCTTGTCCTCGAGGCGCTCGATCTCCCCGGCGATGTCCCCGGCGAGCAGCAGCTTGATGGTGCGCTCGCGCGGCCTGGCCTTGGCCAGAAGTTCCTTGATGTCGGGCACGTCAGGCCACCGTTGCGGCAGTCGCCGGCGGGTCCGTCACTTTCATCGGGCTGACGAACTTCATGACCTCGTTCGCCGCCGGGGAGGTGTTGGCGGGCTCGCCGCAGATGATCGGGTAGACCTCGACCTTCTGCCCGACGGTCCAGGCGGTGGCGTAGTCGACGCCGCGGCGGATGGCCAGGAACCCGGACACGCCGTACTTCAGGGTCGAGTACGGGGCGTCGTCTGTAGGGTTGTCGCCACGCTTGAACGTGAGCTCGGTCTCGTACCCGACCCGGCCGGCCGTCTTGGTGTCGAACTTGCTGGCCAGGGACGACGTGTCGACGTCCGCGGTGCTGGGGTCGACCTTAAGGCCGTCCGGGGTGATGCGCTTGGTGTAGTCGGCGCCTGCGTTCAGCTCCGCCACGGTCGGCGCGTTGATGTTCGCGCAGGTCGACAGCCAGGCCACGCGGGTCTTGCCGTCACTGATCAGGTCAGACATGGGCCCTCCTCAGGGCATGAAAAAAGCCCCTGTCGGGGCGGGGCGAGCAGGACTGGAAAGCGGTCAGATCACCAGGTTGGCAACGGTGACGCTCGTGGTCGACGAGTAGGTGATGGACGCACTCACGCCGTCAGAGGTGCTGGCGAAGAGACGGTTCGAGATGGGGCCGATCATCTTGTCCCCGGTGGTTGCCGGGACCGTTACGACGAGGTCGGCCACGGCCTGTCCGTCGACCTGGGCAGTCGCCGTGATCGTTACGGTCATGCTGGAACCGTTGGTGTTCTTGACGTGCAGGAAGCTGCGGTCGCCGCACGTCACCGTGGTTGATGCGGCGGCAGCCGAGTAGGTCGGGGTCAGGCCGCTCCGGGCGATGACCTGCTGCGCGAGAAGCGCCATGAGGGTTTCTCCTTCAGGAGGGGATGGACTGGATCTGGTACTGCACCGGCACGTACCAGAGCGGCGGCGTCACGTCGTCGTCGCGCTGAATGGGAGGACCGCCCTGGTCCTCGGGCTGCCAGGTCTTGCGTCCGGCTACCGTCAGCGGCCCGGCCAGCGCCTGGCGCACCTTGTCGGCCACCCACAGAGCGCGCTCCACCGAGGCGCCCACACACGTCACCTGGACCAGGTTCGTGAAGTCGGTGCGCTCTCCGGCGAGGGATGCGCGGCTGGCCATCCCAGGGTCGGGGTAGATCACGGCGAACTTGTCGGGCGGTGCCCATCCGGTGTCGGTGGGTGTGCCGCCAACGTAGACGGTCAGTCCGCCCCCGGTCAGCGCGGCCTGTACGGCGTCGACGTGGGGCAGGACAGTGGGTGTCGTCATCAGCTCACCACCACGTCAATCCGCGCTCCAGGATGAGCGCCATCTGTGCTTCAAACCGCGGCACCTCGTTGGCCAGCGCGCGGCCGCCGTCGTTGTGTGGCGGATTTTTGACGCTGCCGTATTCGAGGATGTTGCCGAGCGCGCCCTGCTGGCCGGACTTGTCGGGACCGATGATGGCCAGGACCTGGTCCGGGCCGAACGTGAGCACGTCGAAGCCGACGGTCCGCGGGTAGTACGGGGCGTGTTTCGGAGCGGTCTGGCGGGCGTTCTGCCGCCACTCCTTCTTGATGTTCAGTGCACCGCGGGCGACAACCGCCCGGGTATCGCGCCGGGCCCGCGGGATGCCCCGGGCAAGGTGCACCTGCAGGCGCCGAACGTCGCGCATATCGAACGGGTTGCCGGTCACGAGCGGTCCTCCGTCCTGATTCGCCAGGCCGTCGACTGCTCGCCGAACACCGACCCGACGACCCACAAGACGAGACCGGCCATCCGCGGATCTCCCGACGTCACGACTTCCACCCGGTCGCCGGCCAGAAGACGCACCCCGGGGGGCAGGGCTGTCGCCCACGGCAGACCGACCTCGTACTCACGCAGCACTACTTCGCGCTCGCCAGCCTCCGTGTCCTCGCCCGTTGACGCGGCGATTCCCTTCACGCGAGCCTTGCCCGTGTAGAAGACCGTTTGCGGGCCGGGCAAGGTCTGCCCTGTGGTCCGGTCGAAGACGTCTGCCCCTTGTCGGTACAGGCGGACCTGGTCCCGCATGCGGGCCACGGCCTCCGCCCGTCCGGCTGCCAGCGTCGTGTCGAGCGCGCTCATGACGGGGCCACCGAGAATGCCGACCGCCGGAACGGCCGCAGGGCTTCCTTGTGGTTCTTGGTGAGCGAGGCGCTGCCGATCGTCTCGGACGCGTAGGTCCGCTGGTAGTCGTCGATGGACACCTGGCGCAGGTTCTCCGGGTTCGCCAGGTTCATCGTCGCCAGGTCCAGAACCACATCCATGATGTCGTCGGGAACCTCGGTGTATCCGTGCGAGTAGGTCACCCGCACTTTGGGCGCCCACACGCCCTGTGCCCGGTTGTACGGCCAGCCCATCAGCCGCGTCGGAGCCTGCCACGGATACCCGCGGGTCAGCTCATTGCCGAGGCGCGAGTAGTCCCGGTCCTCCAGCGCCGTCCATTCGATGCCGCTGAAGTCGGCGACCTCGAACACCGTCAGCGGGTTACCGCTGTTGAGGACGAGCGGGTACTGCGGCAGCCGCAGCACCCGCTCCCCGCCCGGCAAGTCGATCGTGTCGCCGATGACGAACGTGATGTCCTGCCGGGTGTAGCGGCGCACCCGGGCCGAAGCGCGGCGGAGCGCCAACTCCAGCTGGGCATCGCTGCCTGTGGCGCCCGCGGCCTCAAGGTCGGCCGCTGTGGCGAGCGGTGGCAATGCCATAGCGGCCTCCCCTCACTCCTCGACCGGTGCTGCAGGCTCCACAGTGGCGACCTTCTCCAACTGCTTCACCAGCGTCGACCGCGGCTTGTCCTTCTCCTGCTCCGCATCGAGAGCCTCAGCCGCCCGCTCCGGGTCGTCGCCGACCCAAGCCAGGACCGCGGCCGCGCTCGCCTCGATGTCCAGCTCGGCCGGGACTTCCGGCTCGGGCTCCTCGTGACCCGGCGGCCGCCACGCCTTGGCGTCGTCGTCCACCGGGTCGACAGCGGATCCGGTCTCCAGCAGGAACAGCGCCAGAGCCCCGGACACCTCCTCGCCCTTGGCCAGGGGTACCAACCCGTAGTTGTAATACGGGCTGAACGCTTCGCACGTCTTCACACGCATGTGGTCCTCCTCCATGCCGCCGGGGAGAGGCGACGCTCTCCCCGGCCGGGCACCGTCAGGCGTGCTCCAGGACCACGGCGCGCTTGAACAGAGCCGCGTCGTTGTTGGCGAGCGAGTCGGACGGGACGCCGTAGTCGCCGACCCAGCTCCACGACGTGGAGATGGTCTGCTGCAGGCGGTCCTGCGGCGGGCGGACGATCCGGGCGACCTGCACACCGGGCGCAGCCTCGATCATCGAGATGTCCGGGACGTCCTCGACGCCGGTACCGCGCAGGAGGTCGCCGATGCCCTCAAAGGGGGCAGCAACCAGGGCGCCGGCGCCCAGGACGATCGGGCGGTGCACAACGACAGTGCCGGTGGTACCCGCGTTGATGGTCGGGCACTCGTTGTTGCGGACCCAGTCGATGCCGCCGAACCGGCCGATGGACAGGTCGGTGTAGATCGGGGAGTCGACGCGGCCCTGCAGGGCCTGCTTGAAGTCCGCGTCGCTGAAGAGCTGCGCCTCGGTGTCCGGGTCGATGTGCGCGACGTAGTAGCCGCCCACGGTCGGCACGTTCATCTTCCGCAGCCGGGTGACCGCGGCACGGAACATCGCGAACGTCGCGACGTTGGCCGTGGTCAGGTCGTAGGCAGTGTCACCGGTCGAACGCACCGTGGTCGGGGCGTTGCTGGAGATCACGTAGTCGCCGATGACGTCAGCCCGTGCGGTGCCGAGCGTCAGCGTGCGGGTGCCCGCGTTCACTCCGGTCACCGTGTTCGCGACGCCCTCGACCGTGACGGCCAGCGGGTTCGACGCGGACACCGGGGTCGGCACGCCGTTGACCAGCACGGTCGTGAACCCGGCCACTGAGTTGACGACCATCGAGGTGTCCGAGGACCCCGCGGTGTCGACCCAGGTCCGGCCGCCCGAGTACGCGCCGTAAAGCTTGTTCCGCGCGATCTGGTTGAGGCTCTGGCCCGCGTTGATGCCGAGGGTCTGGACGTCCGCCAGGAACTTGCTGGACAGCGCCATGCTGCTGGTGAGCATGTTCGTGTCGACAGCCTGGCCGTACTGGTCCATCGTCACGGACCACTGCTCGATGCCGTAGGTCGCAGCCGACGTGTCCGAGCCGGTGATCGCCGTGGTGGCCGGCGCCATCAGGCCCTTGCGGGTCATGGTCTTGGTGTCACCAAGACCGCCCTGCCACGGCTCCGGGTCGGCAAGCGCCGGGAAGATGAACTCGGGGCGCATGGCCTCCAGGAACACCCGGTCGAGCAGGCCGTTCTGCATCATGGCGCGGATCGCGGCCGGGACAGTCGAACGGACGTCGTGCCGGTCCAGCCGGAACCACGGCCGCGTTGCGGTCAGGGTCATTGTCACTCCTGTGTGATGTCGACGGACACGAGGTCCGGGTACTGCCGGGCAACCTGTTCCAGGCCCAGCAGAGCGGTTTGGGTAATGGCCGACACGGCGGCGCAGACCCGGCCGTCCTCCGCGTGCTCCTCGTGACCGACGACCTCAATCGAGGTGCGGCCCTCACCCAGACGGGCGTGGACTCGGATCACGAGCGCAGGCGGAAGCCCGGCACGGAGGAAGCCAGTTCGGCCTCCAGATCCTCACGGCTGGCCGTGCGGAAGTCGGTCGGTTGGTCGGTGGGGCGCGCACCCTGGCCCGGGTCGGGCTTGGGCTGCTTCTTCTTCTCCGGCTCGGCGGCCGGGCGACGCAGGTGCGGCTTACGCTCCAGCAGCGCTTCGAGATCGGCCGAGATCGCCTCGGTGTCGATCTCCCCGTCGTCGCTGGTGTACGCGCTCAGGTCGAGGAAGGCGGCGGCGTCCTCGGGGTCGGCGAAGTCTGCTGCTGCGGCCTTCACTTCCGCGCGGACGGCCCGCGCAGTGGCCTTGGAGGCTGCCTCAGCAGCTCGTTCGGCCTTCTCTGTGGCCTTGTCCAGGTCGGACTTGTCGCGGTCCTCGAACTCCGCCACCTTGCGGGCGAGTTCGTCAGCGCGCTTCTTCTCGGCGGCGGCCGCCTTCTTGGCCTCGGCACGCTGGGCCTTCATGGCGTCCAGGGCCTTCTTGCCGGCGTCCCCGAGCTTGTCGGCGCCCTCCGGTTCGGCTTCCGGGTCCGTGCCCGGATCTGCCGCAGGCTCGGCCGGGTCGGCCGGAGCGGGGTCAGTCGGATCGGGGTCGTCGTGCCGGTTGAGCTGGAACCAGTCCGCGCCCTGGGCAGCGGAGAGCCAGCGATTACGTGTCCTGCTCATGGTGGTGTGCTCCCGTTGCGGGATCAGTGACCCGGCCTTGCGCCAGGTCAGGTGGGATCGGCTACCCCATGTAGCCGAAGCGCCGGAGCATCGCGATTGCTTGATCGCGGGACCCGGCGAGCTCGAAAATCTCCTCCGGCAGAAGCCGGGCGGTGGTCAGCGAGTAGCTGCGACCGATGTCCGGTCGGACACGGCCCGCGGCGACGTCTCGGCGCCTCTCGGCCCGGTAGAACTCGCCGCGGCGCGAAGTGCTGTCGCGTGTCGCACGCAGTCCCGACGTCGTGGTGTACATGCCGCGGCGGGCGTTCACGATCGCGTTGATGTCGCCACCCTCGCGGATTGCGCGGGCGCCGGCCGCGGTGAATACCCGGTCCTGCTCGGCGCGGGACAAGCTGCCGAAGTAGGCGTGTGGGTCCAGGAACCCGCGGCCACTAGCACCCCGCCGCGTTGAGCCGCGGGCGATCAGCGTCGTCGGCAGGTGGATGCAGTCGCACTTCGGATGCCGCTGGAAACCCTTGTTCCAGCCGTACTCCCGGCCCGCCAGAATCACACAGCGGGAACACGCGGGAGGCTGCACGACCCGAACGTAGCCCTGGATGGTCCGGGCGCCCGTCATCGACGTTCCCACCGCTCCTCGGCCGGCCTGCGTGACTTCCGACGACCCGATGCGCAGAGCCTGTCGCAGACCAGCCATCAGCGCGTCGTCCACCGACTGGCCCGCCGCGATCCGCGTCTTCGACGTGATAAGCGGCAGGTACATCAGAGACTCGAGCGCCCTGCCGTCCGCAGCCAGCCCAGCGAACCCCTCGGGACGGACGCGGCCAGCTCGCTCCGGGTCCGCACCCTCGGCCTCCACGACCGCGTCCACGTACTCATCTGCCGCAGCAGCCGATGCCAGCTGGCCAGCGGTCAGCGCTCGAATGACCCTCGGGCCGACCGAGCTGTTCCACGAAGCAGTGAAGTTGCGGCGGTCCAGCTGGGCCCACAGACGCTGAATCTCGTTCGCTGTGAGCCTCGCCCTGCGCGCCTGCGCCGCGTGGAAGGCCAGGCCAAGCTCCTCCGCAGTCCGCGACGTCGGCACGTCAACTCACCGGAACCGGCTCAGGCTCGGCCAGCTCAGGCTGGACGAGCTCGGCGGGCGGCTTCGTGCCAGCCTCGAGGGCGGCCAGGTCGCCGGACATGATGCGCTGCATCGCGTCCTGGGCAACCTGCTCGTCCTGCTCCTCCATGCGGTGGATTTGCGCCTGGGTGTATCCCAGGTCCTCCCGGGTCTGCCGCAGGGGCACAATCCTGGCCGCGTACTTCTTCACAGCGGCATCGGCGACTTGTGCGACCGTCGGCGTTGAGGCGTCCCGCCAGATCGTCTCCAGCGCGCGGGCCTCCGGGTTCCACTTGCCATCCCGGATGCGCAAAACCTTCCGGTTCACGCGCTCCCACGTGCCGCCGTTACCCCGCTGGCGACGCTCGGAGCGTTTGACCAGCCTGGTCTCAGCCGAACGAATACCGTCGGCGGAGGCGGGGTTGTCGGTGGCGTGGCCGAGGAAGTAGGGCGGCATCCCGGAAATGCTCGCCACGAGAGTCGCGAGCTGCTTCAGCGTTTCGTGGAAGTTCGTCAGCGACGCCTCAGTGAACTGAATGACGTCGGCGCCATCCTCCTTACGGTTCTTCTCCGTCGCCCACATGCGGCCGATGATCCGGCTGAACGCCGAGACCTTCCGCCCGTTGGCGTCGACGAAGTCCTCCTCGCCGAACCCGAACGCCACGCGTCTTGGGGTGGCGTGGTACTCCGCACTGACCATCATGTCTGTGGCGATCTTGCACGCGGCATCGGACAGCGGGATCACGTCCGCGAGCTCGCTGACGCCGTTCGGGCACTTGAGTCGCGGCCGGTTCGCGAGCACCTCGACCATGACCTCGCCGAGATCGTGATCGTCGCGCGCATGCTCCGGGTCCTCGATCCAGACGCCCTTCTCCTTCAGCCACCACGACGTAGCGTTCTCGAGCTTCAGACTCGCGTGCTCGACCTTGCCGTCCGGGCCTTCCTCGGACCAGCGCTTCACCGCAGCCCGTACCTTGCGGGTCTGCGGATCGAACTCGGCGTACATATCGAGCGGCGACTCAACCGTTATCAGCGGCGTTTTGTCGTCACCCTCCCGAGTCCCAATGACCACGTAGGCGCGCCCCATGACGAGACCGTCGAGATGCCCCTGCTGGGACTGCTCATCCATGTCATTGGCCTGCCAGATGCGCCACAACTCCTCGTCCGCCGACGGCTCATCCGGGAACCGGAAGCCCTCGACGTCGAGCCGCTCCTCGATCGAGTCGACGACGAGCCGCGGCCAGTTGATGACGACCTGCCGCACCGTCTCCTGCAGCTCTGCCTGCAACTCCGGGGCCATGTACGACAGAGGCTGCGTGCCCTCGTAGTACGAATTCAGCTTCCGCAGCTCCGGCAGCTCCTTGTCGTGGCACCGGATCAGGTGGGTGAGCCACTGCTCCTCGGTACGCTCCACTGCTCACCCCTCATCGCATGATCAGCATCTTGGACTTCTTCTTGGGCTTGGCCTGGCCAGCAGCGACAGCGTCCGTAGCCGCCTCATGGGCGAGGACAGAGCACACGAGCAGGTCGATCTTCTGGTGCACGCTGGCCTTTCTGAGCACGTACCGGTTCGCTGGCCTCGCCGCCTTGCGGGCGTTCCGCACGTGCAGGGACGTCGTCTCGCATCCGTCGTGCCGGAAGGTGCTGTCTGCCTTCACCACGTCGGTCAGCAGTTGCTCGCAAGCGGCGTGCATCTGCACCGCCCGGGTGGTGTGCCACTCGGTCACCCGCTTCTCGCCGTGCCGGGCCTGCCATGCGGCGACCTCGCTCGTCCAGTACGGCGGGTCCGCGTACATGCGGATCACGTCGTACCGGTCGAACATCTCAGCCACCGCGGCGTCGACTTCCAGGCGCGGCACTTGCCCCTCCCACTCGGCCGGATCCCACACCGTCGGTCGATGGTCCGGCCCGTACACGGGGGTGAACTGGTATCCGTCTAGCGTCTCGGCACGTAGGCCGGTCCAGTCGTCGACGTCAGAGCCGTCGAAACCGAGGACGATCCGCGTGCCGTCCGGGATCTCCTGGGAGGCCGCGCGGGCATCCCACCGGTCCTGCTGAAGCCAGGAACCCATGCCGGCGACGATGCGGTTGCCGTAGAACCGCTCCGCCTCGGCCGGCTCCTTCTCCAGTAGCTCGGCGGCCTCCCCCTCGATGGCGTCCAAGTCGATGTGCGTCGAGCCCTCATAGACGTGCGTGTGGATCTTCCGCCGCTCAGCCTTGTTCGTGTAGGACAGGCCCTTGGGCGGGAGGCGGTGGAACCGGTAGACGTCGGTCTGCTTCGTTTCCGCCGTCTTCTGAGCCACCGAGTTCTCCGACGGGTCCCAACCGTTCGTCGTCTCAAGCGACCGGCCCGACATGCCGGCCAGGCCGCGCCGTTGCGTGGTCGCGACCTTCGTCATCTTGTTGCCCTCGGTCCAGATCCCCGTCTCGTCCTGGATCGCAAAGGTGATCGGATTGCCCAGCCGGGACTGGGCGCTCGAGGTCACGACGTCGATCCGCCCGTCGTTCGGCAAGCGGATGAACTGCTCGCCAACCTTCATCAGCTCGCCCAGCAGGCCGTTCCGGATCATCGCCTGAAGCGGACGGTAGACGTTGTCCGTCTGCTGCTCGCTCGTCGCGGTGATCTGGATCAGCGGTGTCGTCCAGGGGCGTCCCATCGGCTCACCGGGCTCGTACTCGTACACCCACCCGCAGCCGCACCCGTACTTCCGGCAGTCGTACCGCTCACCGCCGGTGGACCAGCCGCCGAACAGCACCGGACCCACCGCCTCAGCGGCGACGATGCCCGCCGTCCACGGGCCCTTGCCGGACTTCTGCGGTGCCACCACCTGGCCGCGCCGGTAATGGAAGGCCGTCGACAACTGCCCGAGCTCGGCTTTCGGCCGGACTCGGTAGAAGCTGGCCGTGGCCCGCAGTTGCCAGTCGTACATCTCAAACGGCTGCGGCGTCGTGACTAGCCCACCGACCGATTGGATCCGGCAGTGCTGGGCAATCCAGTCCGGAACGACGAACAGCGTGGGGAAGTCGAGCGGCCAGGTGCCGTCGTCAGCCGCTACCACCAGGCACCGCTCTCAGCCTGGCGCGCGCCGAGTTCGGGGCGGCCTTGGCCGTCCTTGTCGACTTCGCCGGACGCTCTTCAACTTCGGCCTCGCGGTCGATGCGCCACCGGTTCGCGCGCATCCCTGGCGTCGACAGCCCGAGCGAATCGGATAGTTGCCGGACCAGCGTCGACAAGACCACCGGGGAGCCTGGAGCCTCAGCCTCGACAAGTCGGCGCACGTACAGCGCCGCTTCGACGTCCTGCCCGTACCTCTCCCACATCAGGGCCTGGGGCTTGCACCACAGGTCATCCCATAGATCGCCTTCGCGGTCGGTCTGCGACGTCAGCGGCCACGGAGGCGTTGCGCCTTGGCGGCCCTCGGCGGGCAGGATCGTCCACTCGCCGGCATCCCGCTCACGCCGCAGTGCGGTCGGATCGGGGGCCGGCCCAGACCTGGTTCGTGCACCACCCTTGGGCATATTGATCACTCCAACTGGCCGCGTTGCACGGCGAAAGCGCCATCACATTGCGTGACGGCGGAGCATGATCGTTGATCAATGGAGCAAGATCACCGGAGGCTCTGAACCTGGAAAACCAGGCAGCCACCTCCCCGGCGGTCCCCCAAAGGATCATGATCAAGGTCCCCTCCCCGGGGTGATCATGGATCGGATAGATCTTGGTGACGGTCCGTGATGATCAGCCGTCGGCCGGCGGGGTCCAGCCGAGCGCCACCAGGACGTCCTGGACGCCGGCGCCAAGGATGACCTCGGCTTCGATGGAGCCGACCGTGCTCACGTCGATCAGCTGGAGGTCGACTTCCAACTGAGGGAGGGTGCCGGCGCAGCCCATCGTCAGCGTGAGGCCGGTGGCGCCCCGCGAGATGTCGTGTCCGTCAATCGTGAGGCTGTGCTTGAGGCCATCGCTGCCGATCTCGACCTGATGCCTGCTCACGTGTTCCACCCTCCTGGCTGGTGCTGTGCCGTCTCGCTGCTGTGGCATGGCTGACACATGCCGCGCCCGTTGGCGGGATCGTCGGGGTCCTTGCCGGCTGCGGTGAGCTCGCGTCTGCTGAGTGGCCAGTGGTCTGCGTGCACGGACCGCTGGCCGCAGGGCGATGCGTGACCGTGCTCCTCCTCGGTGCACACGCACCGCGGGTCGCGCGCGAGGACGGCCGGCCGGAACCTGGTCTCGTGCCCCTTGCCGTAGCCGCGTTGCCGTGCGCTGCCTCGCCGATGCTCGGCCTCGCGCCGGTGGTCGGGGCAACGGCCGCCCTGGTCGGTGTACTCGGGGCACCCCGGGATGGAGCACACCCGCCAGCCTGTTCGTCTGGGCATGGCGTCCTCCTGTCCGTACCGTGGCCCCACGACTCAAGGGGGTTGCTGTGGCTCGTAGATCCGATCCGGCGCTGGGCGTGTTCGTGGTTGGCCTGGCCCTGTTCATGTGGGGCGTGATCGCCGACCTGGTGGTGATCCTGCTCGTCCTCGGCGGTGCGCTGATGCTGGGCGCGGTGGCCGCGACAGCGAGGCAGCGTCGCACCGGGCCGGCGCCCGAAGTAACGCTGCGACCGGGCGGCAAGGACCGACCGTGGAGGAACCGACGCGGCTAGGTGATCGCGTACCACTGGCTAGCCCACCCCGTGTTGATCAGGGAGACGGTCTGCTGGGTCAGATCAATGCTGGCAGGCAGTGACGTCTGGCCGGACAGCATGTTGCTGTAGCGGAGATTCGGCGGGGTCAGGTTCGCGTTGACCGAGATGCCGGCGCTGCTGCACTTGAAGTGGAAGACGTTCGTAGCCCACGAGCCGTTCAGCAGCATGGCGATGAAGTACTGGCCGGGAGCCGCGGTGAACGGTGCAGTCAGGGACAGCGCGATGGCCTTGGCGTTGGAGGCGTTGACGAACGTCGACGACAGATCGGCAGTGACGCCCTTCAGCGTGCCCGTGGTGTCGTACACACCGAGATAGCAGTTAGACAGCGTGGCCGCAGCATCGACGCCGGACAGGCCAAGCCAGATGGTCGACCACGTGACCTGCTTCCGCAGCATGATCTTTGTCAGCGTGACGCGTCCGGCAACGCCTGCCGCGGACTGAGCCGTGACGTGCCCGGCTTCATCGGGGTCGTAGGTCCAGGCGAGCAGGCCCTGGTCGGACGGGTACGACGACGGAAAGTCGTTGTTGATGCCCGATGCCGCTGGTGTCGGGCCGCTCAGCTTGACGACCTCGAGGTTCGATCCAGCTTTCAATGAGGTCGGAGTCGCGCTGCTGGTCTGCTGGGCCCAGCGCAGCCGGAGCTGGCCGGGAGTGGCACCGGTGGTGACGACGCCCTGCGGCAGCAGCATGATCCCTGCGAGGGACGCCGAGGACGCCATGACGCCGACGTCGGATGGGCTGCCGAGCTGCCGTGCGGCGACCTTGATCTGGGCGCTGCCGTCCGGGACGGTCGTGCCCAACGTGCCCGCAAACGGGGACCAGCCGCCCGATGCTCCGGTGGGCGCGGTGAACGTGATGGTCGCGTCGCCGGCCTCGGGGCCGTCGAACAGCAGCGTGGACCGGAACCGGTAGGTCGAGTTCACGTCCAGCGTTGCGTAGAGATGCTGGTCGTCGGCAAGCGTGGTGGTGGCCGTGCGAGTCTCGTCGGCCGGCTTGACCGAGGTCTGGGTCAGCGCCGAGAGGGCGGCGACGGCGGAGGCTGCGGTGCCGGTGGGTTCAGCGCCAATCGCGGCCGGGCTGATCGGGTCGCTGCCGCCAGAGCCGTGCGACGCTGCATGCGCAAGCGGGCTGCGCGCGTTCGTCGTCGACGGGTCAGTGGTCTTCAGCGCGATCGTGTCGCCTGCGCCCGCTGCTCCGAGCTGGGGTTGGGGACCGGTCGCACCGGTGTTGCCTTGGGCGCCTTGCGGGCCGGGGGCTCCCGTGTCGCCCTTAGGTCCTTGCGCGCCAGCCGCGCCGGTCGGGCCTGCAGGTCCACTCAGGGAGGCAAGCCACTGCGTAACTGTGCCCGCGAAGCCCTGCTGGACAGCGATCTCGTAAGCGCTCTTTCCGGGTGCCCCGTCGCCCCCGCTATTGCCACTGCTGCCGCCGCCGGGGGCCTGGGCAGGCACCAGCTCGTCGAGGTGGACCGTGTCTCCGTCGGCGCCGTGAATGTCAGCCCAGAACACGACGCGCCGCCCCTTGCTGGGCTGTACGTCTACCTGCCACTTCCAACCGTCGGGGTCGACGCCGACCGCGTCATTGGGAATCAGCTCGACGCTGAACTGGCCATCAACGATGGCGACTTTCCCGCCACCCGGATAGACGGCGTGCCGCTCGCTGTCGGCAAGGATCGCCGAGGGGGTGAGCAGGACCTGTCCGCCGTAGCCGTCGCCGGCCACCGCCGACGGGAGCGTGCCGGTCAGGGTGACCACTGGGGTGCCGTCAGGGAAGGGCATGGTCACCTCCTCGGAGTTTTCTGTTACTGGGCGTCGGGGCTGACAGACGCCGTGGGCTCCGGGTCCGTCTCGGTGGGGGTCGGTGTGCTGGGCGCGGTGCTTGTCGGCGTCGGCGTCCGCGTGGGCGTCTTCGTGGGGTGCACGGTGACGGTTGGCGCCGGGTCGGGCTCGCCGTTGTCGCAGGCGCATGCGGTGGCTGCGGTCATCAGGAGCGCGGTCAGTGCGACGGTGACGATGCGGCGCACGGTGTCCTCACGTTGTTGTCCCGCCTCCGGGGCCCTCGACCGCGGTAGGCGGGACAGTCTGGGGTCAGGCGGCGCGGGCGCCTTCGGGAAGCCGGGGCGGGTCGCCAAGGGTGACCTTGCCGGTCCATTCGTCGACTGTCTTGGCGGGCAGTTGGGCGACGTTGTAGCGCACGCTCTTGCCTGTGCCGTACCGGTCGATGCGGCCTTCGGATGCCCAGCGCCAGATCGTGCCAACGGGCCGGCCTGTGTAGTAGGCGGCGTCTGCGGCGGTGACGAGTATCGGAGGCATGCTCACCTCCTCGTGAAACGGCGAAGGGCCACCCGTTTCGGGGTGGCCCTTGCGACAGAAGTTCTATTGGGACAGATCATCACTTCGGTGGGCGGGACGTGTCAAGCGGGACGGGTGATTTGACTGCATTCCTAATGCTCCAGCCGTCAGACTGTCGACGTGGGGGTTCGCTACGCCGTCCTCGGCGAGACGCAACGCGAGTGCGAGACGGCACTCGCTGAACTGTGCGCCACGATCGGCGCCCGGGTTGTGCAGCCGCCCGCGCAACTTGCCGGCGCCCGATGGATCGCGCGGGCTGTACCTACGACGAAAGCCCCGGCCGAGGAAGGCCGGGGCTGATCGTCGCGCGGTTCCGTCACTGCTTGTTGTTGGTCTTGGCCCACACGCCATTGGTCGTGCTGTGGACGTTCCGCTGGTCGACGGACCCGTTGAAAACGTTGGTGGTGACTGCGGAACGGGCACGGCTGATTGCGGCGCCAATGGCGGTGGCGGCCATGGCCAGGCCCGCAAACGGCAGGGTGACCATCAGAACGCCGTTCAACGTGACGGAGGCCAGGGCATTGAGGACCAGCCAAGCGCCGCAGCCGATGCCGGTGACGCCAGCACCGACGCCAATGGAGGCGACCGCGATCCCGGCCGCCCATGCGGGCACGATCCGCTTGTCGTACTGCTTCACGGGCGGGGCGTCGCCGATGCGCGGGCCGTCCTCCCACGATGGCAGGTCGGGGTTGTTGTAGGAGGTCGGCTGCTGTGCGCCGAGCTGGCTGATGGCGGTCATCATCTGGTTGGCGCGCTCGTTGATTACTGCGTCTCGGTGGGCCTGCCCTGCCGCGGGGGCGGCGGGCGGCTCAGGCAGGGCGGTCATGGCGGGTGGGTTCTCCTATCGGTCGGTGTGGTTAGCGGATGGGGCTTTGATCTGCTCGTTGAGCTCGGCAACCTCTGTGATCTTGTTGAGGATCGGGCCGAGGTCGAGGGTGAGCGTCATGCGCGCGGGGGTGGCCTTTCGCAGGTCGATGCGGAGTTCCCTGCCGCCGGGGTCGAGCATGGCGAGGTGGGCATCGAGGAGCTTCTCGGCGGCCTCCAGCAGGGCGTAGATCTCCTGAGCGTTAGTGGCGGTGAACTCGTATGTGGGCGGGATTGCGGTCATGGCGGTCTCCTAGGTCTAGGCGGCTTCGGCGAGGTCTGCGGTGTCGAGGGGGGTGTCGGCGTGGTTGGGGTGCGCCCAGATGCCGCGGTCAGTGGCGATGGCGCGGCCTTCTCGCTTGAGGCGGGTGAGGGCGTTCTTCACGGCGCCGACGGTCAGGCGAGTCTCTTGGGCGATGGTGTTGCGTCCGACGGGCCGCCCTCGCTGCAGGAGGAAGGCGTAGACGGTGTCGTCGGTGCCGGCCGGTGCTTCGGCTTCGATGGCGGCGGTGGCGGCGGCGATCGGGTCCGCGCTGCTGGCGACCGCGGCCTGAGCGGGGATCGCGTCGTCGGGCAGGGTGACGGTGTCACCGCGGAGGCGGGCGGCAAGCCGGTCGAGGCGCTCGGTGTACGCCTTGCCGGTACAGGCGGCTGCCGAGGCCTCGATGGTCGGGGTGGTGCCGGTGGTCGCCCAGTGAGCAGGGTCGCGGTCGAAGTGGGCGCGGAACATCGCCTGCCGGTTGTCGGGACCCTTGATGTAGCCGAGGCCGGCCGTGCTGGTCTTGTCGGGCCAGTACATGGGCAGCTGGCTGGGGTTGATGTCCCAGCCGGGCAGGCCAATGGAGTCGGTGAGGCTGGATGCGGTGCGGAACATGACGGTGTTGCCGGACTGCAGCTGCTCGCGGATGTCGGTGCTCTCGGGTCCGCTGCCGTAGTAGTTGGCCTTGGGGCCCTGGAAAACAAGGCGGAGTTTGATGCCGCACTTGCGGGCCATGAGCACGATCTCGAAGACGAGGTCGACGGCGCCGAGCAGTTTGAGAACCCGGTGGGCTTCGTCGATGGTGACGGAGATCAGCGGGTCGGGGTCGCCGACGACGAAATGGTCCCGTCCGCGGAGCTTGCGCCCCTTGTGGTCGGTGAACTCCATCAGCGAGTAGCGCGCTGACCTCTCGTACATGATCTTGCGAACCTCGTAGAGCATGGCGAGGCCGCCCTGGGCGGTGTCCTCGTACCAGTCGACCGACTCCCGCCAACGGGGTAGCGACTGGCCACCCTGCGGGTCGCACACCCACGAGACGATCCCGTTGTGGCGCTCCGTGCCGAGGAGCATGTCCAAGAAGCGGCTCTTGCCGCCGTCCGTTGCGCCATACACGACGGAGTGCACCGGGCCGGACGGCTTCCAGAACGCGTAGTGCGCGGGCTCACCGTCGTAGAAGATGCCGACCTTGGCCTGGCCGGTGGTCATATCGAGGATCTGCGGGCCCGGGTGATCGGTGCCCTTCTGCAGCGGGTTGCGGTTGAAGACGGCGATGATCGCGCGGCGGGCGGACATCCCCACCGCCTTCTCGATCTGGATCATCTCGTCGGGGATGTCGAGGTCGCCCGCGATGTCGTTCATGGCCGACACGGCACGGCGCCAGTTGCCCTTCTTCAGGACGATGACACCGGTCCAGCCGTAGTCGGTGGTGATGACGTTGACGAGCGTCGAACCAGGCAGGGAGCCGTCGGAGCAGGCGACCTTGTCCTGCCAGGCCTTCATCTGCTCGGTGAGGTCGAGGACGGGGGCTGCAGTGCGCCGGCCCCGGCGCCACCAGTAGATGCCGTGGCCGAGGCCCCAGGCGACAAGGAGAGCCGGGAAGGGGCTGTCGCCGACCTGCACGCCGCCGGTGGCGGCCATGGCGGTGACTAGCCCTCCTCCGCTGGTAGTGGCGGACACGGCGGCGATGAAGTCGGCGCGGGCCGGCAGCCGCTTGCGGAGGCGCTTCTTACCGACGCGGCCCTCCCAGCGGCCCCAGGCGGTGGTGAGCGCTGCGGTGGTGACGGTTGCGGCGACGGCGGTCTTCCAGCCGTCCGGGGCCGTGGACAGGACGCTGCCGCTGATGGCGAGAGCGCTGGTCGCGTAGACGGGCGCCATGCCGCGGCGGGTTCGGTAGGCGAGGCGCAGCGCGCGACGGGCTGCCTTGCTGTGACGCTGGGGCTTCGCGCCGTCCTTGCGGCGGCCGCCACGCTTGCCGTCTGACCGGCGAGCAATCTCGTCCTCGACATGCTTCTCAACAACGACGGTGGTCGCCACGACATCTCTCCTTGGAGTGGGCAGGAAGGGCGGCCCCGGCGGGTAGCCGGGGCCGCGGGTGGGGTCAGGCGTCGGCGGTGTACGCCTGCTTGGAGGCCATCCGGCCGCCCTGGGCGGCGACGGCTTCCTGGATGGTGGAGTGGCGGTCGTGGATGTTCTTGGAGGACTGGGCAGCGAGGGCGGCGGCGTCGAGCGCGGCCTTCTGGTAGGCGAGGGCGGCGGCCTGAGCGGCGATCGCCAGGTCGCGGAGGGCGGCCAGTTCGTCGAGGGAGCCGCCGTCGTCACCGAACTCCAGCGCGGTGGCCTGCTCGATCGCGGCCTCGATGGCGGCGAGCTCGTCCACGGTGCGCTGGGCGAGTGAGCTGACTTCTTCGGCGCTGACGTTCTTCTCGGAGGCGTAGCGGGCGACGAACGCCTTGAGGGTGTCGACGCCGGTGATCTCCTGGAGCTGGGCGATGGCCATGTTTCCTCCTGTGGTGGATGTGCTGGTGGGGTCGGTCTCGGGGTCGTCGTTCTTGATCAGGACGAAGGCGCGGGCCTCGGGTACGGCCGGCTTCGGCTCAGTCGTGTTGGCGGCCGGCTTGGGGACGGGGGCGGTGGGCGGTTCGGTCTTGGCGGGTGCGGTCTTGGCGATGGGTGCGCCGTCCGGGCCGATGTCCTCGCCGATCGCCAGCTCGGGCTCCGGCTCGTAGCGGCCGAACTTGGTGGCGGCCCGCTTCTTCGCCTTGGGCCACTCGCGCTTCCAGCCCCGCATGAAGCCGCGCCAGAACGTTCCGGTGGCGGTCGCTCCTGTCGCCGTCCATGCCGCCAACTTGGCGCCCGTGCGGCGGCCGTTCTTCTTGGCGGTCTTGGCGATGCGCTTCTTGTGCTGCTTGGACACCTCGGTCATGCCGTTCTCGAGGCCCCGGGCGCAGGCGTAAGCGATCGCCAGCAGGATGATCAGACCGAGCATCGTCAGCCCCCCATCAGCCATACGACGAGGGAGCCGACCTGCGTGACGACGAAGCCGAGCGTGCTCGCTGCGCCGGAGCCGATCGGGCCGGGGACCATCACGAGCAGGGCCGGTGTGAACGCGGCAAGGAGCAGCGTTCGCGGCTTCACTCCGGACACGAAGTCGGAGATGAGCATCAGCAGGGCGACGAGGGCCAGGGCGGAGACGATCCCGACGCCGGTCCAGTGGCCGACCGTCGACTGCAGGATCCCGTTGATTCCGGTGGTGGCCTTGTTGATGAGGCCGCCGATCGGGGTGGAGACGAGGCCCACCGAAGCAGTGAGGACCAGGAGTACCTGGATCTGCGGGCTCTTGATCTTCGCGGTGAAGCGGTTGATCCACGGCAGCCGGTCGGCGACGTACAGCACGCCGGCTGTTCCTAGGCAGGTTCCGCCTGTTGCGGCGGAGATCCCTGCGTCAATCATGGGCATTTTCGGGTTCCCCCTTGTGGTTACGGTGGGTTAGTGGTTTCCTCGCGTGCGCGCGGGCGCGAGCAGGCGCGTTGAGATCTCGATGGCTCGCCCGGAACGGCTTGAGCCGTTCCTTGAGCCATTACGGACGGTTAGGTGTCGGCGATGGACTGGCGGAGCTGGTCGAGGAGCTGGACGGCCTTGCTGGCGGCGTCTGCTCGCTGTGATTCGGGGAGCCGGACGATCGTGGCCCGGAGCTGATCGACGGCAACCGAGAGCGTCGTGAGTGGACCTTGCTGCTCGGCCGCCTTGCGCCGATCACCCATGTGCTGGGCGGAGCGAGCCTGTCGAGCGGCGAGTCGAGGGCGGGTTCGAGTGGTGGTCATCGCGGGTCCTCAGTCGTTCAGGGCGGGGAGTTCGGCGCGGTCGAGGATTTCGGTGCGGATGTTCTTCGCCGACGAGTCGGAGGGCCGGCCGTGGCCCGCCCGGCTGATCGCGTCGGCGAACTCGCTTGCGGTCGGGTTGCGCTTCAGCCGCTTGAACTCGGCGTGGAAGATCGGCTCGGCGAGCGCCACCCACTCGGCCATCGACCGTCGGGGGGCCTTCTCGGCGACCGGCTTCTGGCGGGACTTGGCGGGGGCCTTCTTGGCGACAGCTGCCGTCTTCTTGGCGGGCGCTTCTGTCGCCTTCTTGGCGGCGCCAGAAGTGCCGTTCTGGCGCTCGTTCTGGCGGTCGCTTTTGGCGGTGTCGCTGTCGCCAATTGGCGGGGCCGTCGGGGCCGATTTGGCGGGCGGTTCCTGGCGGGGTGCTGTCGCCAGAACGGGTGCTGCGGCGGTCGCCTGCTGGCGGTCGTGGCGACGCTGGTTGGGTTCCCGCTTGGCCTTCGCCGGGGCGGTGATGGTGTGCATCCGCCAGAGGATCAGCGAGGCGACCGAGGCGACGATGGCGATCAGCCACCACTTCGGGTCGGCCTTGCCGTCGTTGCTCGGGTCGACCCCGAACAGCCCGGCGTCGGCCAGGTGGTAGATGACGTTCGCGGCGATCGTGAGGCCGATCGCCTGCATGACGTCGCGGTGGCGGCGGAAGGCCTGGATGACGTACACGTCGATGACGAGCGGCAGGAGCCAGGCCACGCCTCCGTCGAAGCCGACCATCCTGGCGAGCTCGAACTCTCCGCTGGCGGTGAGGCCGACAGCTCCGGCGATGACGGCGCGGGCGGACCAGGTGTCGAGGTTGTCGTCGCGCTTCTGGCGCTTGGCGGTCTCGGCCTTGGCTGCTTCGCGGATCTGGGTGGCGTCGTTGTTGGCGGAGGTGAGGGCCCGGGTGCGCAGCCCCTGCGCCTCTGCGACAGCGGTCTCACGAATCTTCTTTGCCTCGGCTTTGGCCGCGGCAAGAAGCGTGTCGGCCTCAGCCTGCGCTGCGGCAGTGGGCTCGTCGGGGCGGGGCAACGGCAGGGGGTGGAAGTCGTCGGCGGAGAACATGGACCCTCCTCTCGGATGGGGGTGGATGGGGGGGTGGCGGCCGACAGGGCGGGCCGGTCAGAGCATGAGGCGGTACTCGTCGACCATGTCTGTGGTGTTGGCGAGGAACCTGGCTGCGCCGCTGATCAGCCAGGCGCGCTTGCCGTCGTCCGTCAGGTTGCTGTTCGCGGCGCCGAGGGCTGCCGCCGCGGCATCCAGGTCGGACGCGCCTTGGATGCCGGCACCCGCAAGGTGATCGGCGGCGATCTCCATCTGGTTGACGAAGTCGGCGAGGGTGGTCGCCGGCTGCTCCTCCGCGACGAAGGCGATGTCGGCGGCGTAGCGGGCGAGGAGCGTGTCGGCGGTCGCGGTCTGAGTGGTCATGTCTGGTCCTCTTCGTTGTCGGGGTGATGGGCGGTGGTCAGGCGGCCTGGTCGTAGCGGCCGGATACACCGTCGAGCTCGTCGAGGAGGCGGGGGCCGAACGGCTGGGCGGCGTCGTGCTCCTTGGCCAGGCCTCGCAGCCAGTGCCGGGTGCCGTGGTCGCCGCGGGCGGCGATGTACCGGGTGACGATCTCGCTGGGCTCGATGCCGTCGGCCTCCTCTCGTGCGAGGGAGATGTCGGCGACGAGGACCCGCTTGCGGAGGTCTCGGATGTCGGCGGAGAACGTGGCGAAGTCAGCGTTAAAAAGCATTGGGGTGCCTTTCGATCAGTGCGTGGATGGGGGTGGAGTCCCGCGCCCGTGCCGGGGCTGGGGGTGGTCACCGGCACAGGCGCGGCGGTCTGTGGGGTTAGCGGCGGGTGCGCTGCTGGCGAGCGAACGTGGCGCGGGCCTCCGCTGCGGACTCGTAGTCGCGGCGGCAAGCGGCGATCGTGGCCGGCTCTTCGACGATGCTGCTCGGCTTGGGCGCCTTGCGGTCGACGGTGCGCGGGTTCTTGGATCCGAGCACGGTGCTCATGCCGCCGGCTCGATCAGGTGGAGCTGGCCAGCAGTGGCGAGAGTCGTGCGGGCATCTCGCATCACGCTCAGCTTGTCGTAGAAGGTGTTGTACTCATCCGGCGACAGGCTGGCGGAGTCCCTCGCCTCATAGCTGGCAACGGTGAGGGCGGCCGAACGGAACCGTGCCACAGCGCGCTGCAGCGCCTCGTCGATGTTCGGGTCGGAGTCGACCGGCGCGGGCTTTTCCGTGATCTCGGCGAGCTCGGCCTTGGCCTGCGCCAGGCGGTCGAAGTCGCCCGGCGTCATCTTGCGGCCGTCCATGGCGGACAGCTGGGCGATGGTGTCCCGGCAGATCCTGGAGCGAACCGCGGCGCGGTCGGTGCTGGCGTTGCGGGCCGGGCGGATGTAGGACGCGGCCTGGTGCGCGGCGACGTCGGCCGGCGACATGGTGATCGGCGCGACGGGGGCGCCGGTAAGCTGTACGGCATCCATCAGGGGTCCTCTCAAAGATCCTGGTGGTGAGGGCCGGCCTGCGATGTAGGAGTCGCGGTGTCCGGCCCGTTTGCTGTTGTGGGGCGCGCCTCGACGGACAAGTCCGGTAGGAGTGAGCCGCGCTTTCAAGCTCTGATTTGAAAGGTAGAGGGTCCACGGCCAGTCGTCAAGCGCAGGCTTGAAGAGAGTCGGAAACGCCCCTACTCTCATGGCATGGCCAACTCCCTCGACACCGCAGTCGCACACGTCGTCGACTCTCTCGATGTCCTCGACACGATCAGCGATCCCGTCGAGCGGTACCAGGCCAGTCGCAAGACCGCGACCGCCGTCGACGGCCGACTTCGCGTTGTCCGCCAGGGTGTTGCCCTCGAACTGAAGGCGAACGGCAAGACGTGGCGCGAGATCGGCGAGATCATGGACGGCGTCACTGCACAGCGCGCCGAGCAGATCTCCAAGGGGAAGTGAGCGGGTGCCTTCCATGCCTACGAGTCAACGCCCAGGCGCATTATGGGGCGATGAGCCCACAGTGCGGCCACGGTGCAGCTCGCTCGCACGGCATGCAGTAGCAGTGCATCCGTGATGCAACAGTCCAGCGCCACGACTCCGGGAGCCGGATAGTGAACGTCATAGACACGTGGACCGGCCGTACTGCGTGCGCTCTGCAGGCCGCGCTCCGCATGACGAACGAGGGTTTCGCTGAGCATCTCGGAGTGGCGGTCCGCACGGTCGCCGGATGGCATCGGAGCCCGGACATCGTCCCGCGCCCGGAAATGCAGTTGGCCCTCGACACCATCTACGAGAGGGCCAACGAGCACGTGCAGCGACGCTTCAGTCTCCTGTCTCGACCGCCCGAGGAGCCAGCTCAAGCTCAGGCTCTACGGGTTGCGATCGCCGTCGTAGTGCGCCACGAAGAAGTGCTGCTCGTCTGCCGCCGCGGGGACGATGCGCTGAGCTGGCAATTTCCGGCCGGGATGGTGAAGCCGGGCGGGTCGCCGGAGACCGTGGCCGTACAGGAGACGCTGGCGGAGACCGGGGTGCACTGCGCGGTCCGCCAACATCTCGGTGGCCGGCTACACCCTTCGACTGGTGTTCTTGCCGAGTACTTCCTATGCGAGCACCTGACGGGCGAGCCGTCGAACCGCGACACACAGGAGAACGTCGACGTGACCTGGGTGCCCGTTGCCGCCCTCACCCGCTTCATCCCTGCTGACCGCATCTTTGAGCCGATCCTGAAAGCCCTGGAGGCCGCGTGACCGAGAAGACCGACAACCAGCCCCCCGTCTCCACGGCGATCATTGTCGACGGCGGGAAGGTTTTGATGATCAGGCGTCGGGAGCGGGAGGGGAAGTTGTTGTGGGCATTCCCCGGCGGCGGCATCGAGGCGGGCGAATCCCCGGAGCAGGCCGCGGTCCGCGAGGTCGCCGAGGAGGTCGAGCTGGAGGTCAAGGCCGTCCGAGTGCTGGGTGACCGGGTGCACCCGAACACGGGCGTGCACATGACGTATGTGGCCTGCGAGCCGATCTCTGGCGAGGCGGGCATCGGCGACGCGGAAGAGATCGCCGAGGTCGCCTGGCTCAGCCACGGGGATATCCCGACCTACGTGCCCTACGGGCTGTACCCCCGGGTGCAGGAGTACCTCGACGGAGTGCTGACCCGCTCCTGACCGCTGCCGCACAGCAATGAAGCCCCGCCCAGAGATGGGCGGGGCTTCTCTGTGTCCTTGCTGCATTGGACCTGCATCGGGAGTGCATCGACTGCGACCACGCACCCGACCGATCATGCGTGCAGCAACAGAAACGGCCGGGCGGTCGCCACCACCCAGCCGTCAAATCTTGTGGGTCGCCGCCCGCAAGATCGGTTCTGCTCAAGGAGTTTCTCTGTGACGACTTTACCGCTGGAGCCTGCCACCGTCTCCTCCGCATCCGCCTCGCACACGTGGTTGCGCCGCATCCACTCGGGTGGGCAGATCGTTGAGACGTGCCCGGACTGGTGCACGGACACCCACCGCAACGACGAGTCCGGATACCTGGACGACCTGCAGCACGGCGCCCAGTTCGACGGCTTGGAGCTGGCCGTATTCGACGCCGAGCACGGCACGATGCCGATGCCGGTGCTGGCCGGCCGGATCAACGTAGACCCGTACAGCAGCGACTCGAGGCGCTGCGTTCCGCACATCCACCTGGAGCCGTTCCAGGGCGAGGTGATGGAGTGCCTGACACCGAATGAGTTCGCCGCGGCAATCGCCCAGGTGCGGGCGCACTGCGACCGGCTCGAAGCCGTGCACGCGCAGCTGATGAAGGCGCGCGCCGAGTACCGCTGATCCCGGACACACGACAGCGCCCCCGGCCAGCGGTCGGGGGCGCTTCGTCATGCCGCGATCCGCCCTTCGGCGAGGGGCAGGTCCATCAACTCGGTGTGCCCGTACTCAGCTGAGCAGCCGGGGCACCGGGCGTTAGGGGTGTTCAGGGTGATGCTGATCTCCGCCTCGCACTGACAGAGGACGCCGAACCGGCGGGGCGGCCGCTCTTGGCTGATGATCCCCTCGCACCGGCGCCGGATCTTCGCCAGTTCGACCGCGAAGTCGTCGATGGCCGGGTGTCGTTCGACGGCGCGCGTCAGGTTGAGGCGGAGGGTGCCCACCGCCCAGTCGACACGATGCTGGAGGCGGCCACCCTGGCAGGGGCGGGCCAGCCCGTAGGTACTCCAGTCCTCGACCCAGGATTCCAGTTCGGAGACGAGTCCGCCGTTCGAGATGTACGACAGCACGTCGAGGTTCGCGGGAGTCCCGGGCGTCCGCGTCATAGAGACGGCGGGGCCGTTGCCGCCACTGCCGGGAGTGATGCGCAGGCCGGCCCGGGCGTACAGGCCTCCCGGCCCAGCGATGGCCAAGAGGTCGCGGTCGATGCGCCGCTCACAGGGGCGACAGGCGTACCGGCCGAACTCGTCGGCGTACAGGCCGCTCCTGCAGATCGTGCAGGCGGGGGCGGTGGCTTCGGCGAGGGTCACGGCGGCTCCTTGCGGGCATGCGGTGGGACTGGGTGGGATGGCCGGCCGGGTGGGGTCCGGCCGACCGGTGGGGCGGTGAATCAGGTGGTCGGCTGTTGCTCGGTGATCGGCGCGTGGATTTCGTCAAGTCCGAACTCGCCGAGCTTGAGAGCGACGGCGACGGCCTGGGCGCGGTCGTGGACGCCGAGGGCTCGGTAGGCGCGGACCAAGGTCTCGTTGACGGTGTGGACGCTTACGCCGAGCCAGTGGGCGATGTGTCCGGCGGTATTCCCGTTGGCGGCCAGCAGCAGCACCTCGCGCTGCCGTCGGGTCAGAGAGGAGCTCATCGGGCCGATTCCTCGACGGTGAAGCTGATGACGATGGCGTCGTCAGCGATGCGGAAGCGCAGGGCGTCGTCGGGGAGCGACTTGCCTTCGGGTACGCCGTGCGTTTCCCGGTAGGCACGGCATGCGACGACGGACGCGTCGTTGATGTCGCCGATGCAAGCGCCCCACGGTTCAGCAGCGGGGACGATCCATTCGTGGCGGGTGCTGGTGATAGTGCGAGCCGTGAACGAGGCCATGTGGTCCTCCGGGTCGGGGGTGGCTGGCGGCGGTCGGCCGCCAGCCACTGGGCGGGGTCGGGCGGTGGGGCTACTCGCAGGCCGGGTCCCAGCACTTCTTGCGCGGCCCCGAGTGGATCGCCGGCTCACCCGCGATGTCGTAGCCGTCGTGCGTCTCCGTGTCGACCTCCGGGTGCGTGAACCGGATCGGCTTGCCCAGTTCCCGGGCGTAGGCGATCTCGGCGCGGGTGCTGCTGCCGATGTAGTCACCGACCACGAGGACCTCGTCGGCTAGGCGGATCTTCGCCCGGTGCAGGTCGTCGAGGCGGACCTTGAGCGGCTCTGCCAGCTCCTCGGTCGCCCACAGGGGGTGGGGCTCCTTCATGTTGCATCCGGGCTTCACGACGATGTGACCGGCGGCGGTGAGTTCACGGTCGGCGTCGGTCATGGCGTCCATGAACCGGGTGGAGCCGCAGATCACGACGATCGGCGGGATACCGAGGCGCTCCTTGGCGTCGGCGAGCTTCTCGGTCGGTGTGAGCAACTGCGGGTAGGACATGTGGATCTCCTTCGGGCTGTGTGGTGGAGTGGAGCCGCGCCCGCCCCGATAGCGACGGGGCGGGCGTCCGGCATGTCACGGGGTGGGGGTGGTGTTCGGCTTGGGGGTGCGGTCGACGAAGTCCTCCAGAGGGAGGGGCGAGTTCGCAACCTGCAGAAGCCAGTCGGCGTGGCAGGGCTTGTCGAGCGGGCACCAGCACATGAGGTCTATGCCAGCCAGCCGCACGCGGGCGTGTCGCAGGTACTCGATGTCGAACGCGTGGGCGTTGATGAAGCAGGCGATCGCCTGCTCGCGGGTGAGCGGCGGGTGGGGCTCGCGGTGGACCCAGCCACCGGGCAGCACAGTGTGGCCGGTCGAGCCGATCTTCCAGCTGTTGCCCCAGCCGGAACCGCGGCCGACGAACAGGGCTCCTTCGGGCTTACGCCACCCCTTGGTGCGCTTGCGCTGGATACGGACGGGCTGTTCGGTCATCGGGGTTCTCCTTGCTCGGGATGTGATGGACTGTCCGGGCCGCTCGCCCCTGCTTTCCTCAGGGGCGAGCGGTACCGGGGTCACGACGTGGGGACGGCGGTCGGGTACTCGCGGACGCGGAGCTCGGCCGGCCAGTCCGCCGGGTCGCCGCCCTTCTTGTCCGACGCCCCGTTCTCCCGCGCCCAGACGGAGCCGAGCTGCTTCACGAACGTCGCCACGCCAGCGCTGTGCGCGTCCTCGGCCACGGCCTCAGCCCACTTCGGCTCGAACGGCCGCGCGCCCGGTCCCGACTCGCCGCCGACGATCACCCAGTCAATGGGCTGGCTGCGCTTGCGGCCCTTGGGGCCGAACGAGGTGTAGGCGAACGACCTGCTCGGATCGTCAGCGAGGACGAGCCGCCCGATGTTGTTCCACGCGTGGACGTATCGACCGACGACCTGGTGGGGGTTCCGGCCGAAGCCGTCGTCCATGAGGAGAGTGGCGCCGAAGGCCGGCGCGCCCTGCTGGTGCATGTCCTGCATCCAGTCGCGTGGGCTGCGCCCTTGGTCGGTGCCCCAGAATCCTTCGATGGACTCGCGGACCTTGACGGGCACCCAGTCGGGCCACGTCCACTCAGCCCACGTGCGGGGTGCCTCGTGGACCGGCAGCGGCGAGATCGGTGCCAGCCACGGGCTGAGATCGACCGACCCGAGGAGCGGCTCACAGGACAGGAATCGGACGGCGGCAGGGGTGTCGATCAGCGCAGGGATGCGGAGGCCGGCGCGCTTCTGGTCCTCGACGCTCACGCCGAGCCACACGTTCGGCAGCGGCCAGGCGGCGGCGTAAACGCGCTGCTCGGCGTCGTCGGGCATGCCCGGCACCCGGTTGGGGTTCGCCTTCGACACGGCCCACGCCATCGCCGAGCGGAAGTGCACGCCGGGCACGTGGCCGTTGCCGCACTTGCACTCGTCGGCCAGCAGCGACCGGAGCCGGCCGTGCCGCTTGGTGAGGATCTGGAAGGTGTGCTGCGGCGTCAGCGCCATGACCGCGAAGACTCCGGCGATGAACTCGTCGGTGACCTTGGCGTGGAACAGGTCCGACATGGAGTTCACGAACACGCGGCGCGGCTTCTTCCAGCCCAGCGGGTCAGCCAACGTGTCGGCGTGCATGGCGACGCCGAAGCCGGGGCCGGAGGTCCGCGGGTCGCCGTCGGTCTGGTACTTGGCGGATCCCATGCCCTTCAGGCGCTTGGCCATGGTGAGGGCGTAGCAGTTGTCGCAGCCGGGGCTGACGCGGTCGCAGCCGGTCGTCGGGTTCCAGGTCTGCTCGGTCCATTCGATGTTGCTCATCAGAGGCTCCAGAGGCTTGGTTGGTGGGGCTGCAGTGGGAGTTCGGTCTGTCCGGGGATCGGTGGGTCGACGGCGGGTGGGGGCGTGCGGGGGGCTATACGCCTGCGTAACGCCCTGGCGCAGTACGGGCCGAAACCTCGGGCACGGGATGCCCGAGAGCGCAGGAGGCGCTTGCAGGCGGCGCAGCGTGCGGGCTGGGGCGGGGAGTCGGGACTCAACGTGCGGGTCACGCCGCCTCAGCCATCGGCTTCCGCGGCTCCATGAGCGCAGCCAGGAGCGCCTGCCTGTTCGCCGCAGCCTGCGCCGGAGAGGTCGGCACCCGACCCGGCTTATCGCTCAGCACCCGCTCGGTCGGCCACCGTTCGGCGTACATGCGCCCCAACTTGTCCGCGGGCGGGAGGCGGAGCGCTCGCCGTGCGCATCGCACGGTGTCCCGGTGGCAGCCGAGACGGTGAGCGATGGACTCGTCGGTGTGGCCCTCACGGATCAGGGCGGAAATGTCGGCTCGAACTTTCATGCGGCGCTCCTGTCGGCTTCGGTGTACCGCTGGTAGTGGACGGCGCCGTTGGAGAGGACCCGGCCGCCGTTGTGGCAGGGGACGGTGGGTTCGACCTGGCAGGCGGGGCAGCAGGCGACGGTGCGGGCCCGGAGGGCGAGCCGCTGCGGGTGGGGCTCGGCAAGCACCCGCCCGTTCGACGGGACTTGGCACGGCTTGTGGGCGCCGACTCCGCAGTGCGGGCACGGGAGGCTGCGGGCGGGGTGCTGGCCGGCCCGCATGAAGTGGCGGATGGAATCCGGCATCGGGGCGGGTGCACCGTAACGCTTGGTCATGAGGCTTCCTCTTCGATGATCTCGGCGTCGGGGATGACGTGTTCGGCTGCGAGGCGTTCAAGTGCGCGACGGGAGGCTTCGCGGATTCGCTCTTCCTCGGCAGCCCGCTGCGCGATGGTCAGCTGAGGTTCACCAGATGCGGCGCGCATGCGGACCGTGTGGGGCTTGGTCAGCGGCTTGCCGAGCGGGTGTTTGGCGGTGGCCTTGCCGCTCTTGCAGGGAAAGCCGACCTCGGCAGCGCACATCGGGCACTCGACACCGAGCGGGCCGGAGCGGCGCACCGTGTCCGCCAGCGACTCCTCGTCGGAGTCCGGGACGGTCCGGTTGCCTTCCCAGCCGCGGTTCTCCAGCTCCTGCATGAAGCCGGCGGACGGTCCGCCTTCGAGGGCCAGCCGGCCGGTCGGCGGGGCGACTCGGCCCGACGCGATGGCCTGCACCTGACCGCGGTACCGGGCCAGGTATTCACCGACGCTCTCGTCGCCTATCGGCGTGTACTGGAAGTTCTCCAGCCGCTGGTTACGAATCTTGGTGCGGAGGGTGCGCACGTGGTGCGGCAGGACCCACAGCTTTGTGTCCGGGTCCTTCGGCGGGGTGCTGTAGTAGGCGGCGACCGCGGCCTTGGCGTCCTGGTCGAGCGGAACATCGTGGAGAGCAGCAGCCCAGGCGTGGGCCGCAGCGATCGAAGGCTTGCGGTTGTCGAATGCCGCGCAGTGGCCGAGCAAGTCAGCTGCTTCATCGCGGTTCATGCGGACTCCTCGTCCTTGAGAGAGGCGGAGAGGGCGGCCCAGCCGGCGACGGTGGCGTCGGTACCAGTGAGGGTCTGGCCGGAGGGAAGTTGGACGACGTTGCCCGCGTACCGCTGCTGGCGGTCGGCGGCCTTCTTCGCGTCGTCCCTGATCCACTTCTGCCAGGCATCGGGCCACGACTTGCGGCGGGCACCCGTGGATCGGTAGTGGCTGACGAACTGGGCGGTGGCGTGCTCGATGTCGAAGCCGGGAAAGGTCGCGGCCACCCATCGGCGCATCGTGTCGGTGACCGAGAAGCCATCTACGTCGATCGGGGCGAGGCCGACAGGCCGTGAAACCTCAACCGACGACGCGGCTTCGCTTTGATCGCTACGCACGCCCCCCACCTCTTGTACGGGGTTGGGGTCAGGGGCAGGGGTAGGGGCAGGGGCAGGGGAATGCGCGTGTGATGCGGGCGCGCGCCCGCGCGTAGAGGCTTTCGGACCCCCTTCGGCAGGGGTATCGGAGGGGGTTGCGGATCCCCTTCCCGTGGGGTCGGGTGTGGGGTGCCCGAAGGCTCGGCGAAGGTTCTCAATGTGGTCCCGAACCTGCTGCCGGATTGACGGGCCTTCCCCTCCGGTCCGGAGCTTCGTCGCGTCGTCGCTGAGTTCATCAAGCGGGATGCGGTCCATCTCCTCGAGGAGCGCTCGCTGAAGCCGCTTGGAAGAGATCTCCAGGGCTCCGGACACCATGGCGCCCATGACCTTCGGCATCCGCCATACGCCGTCGTTGCGGACGAACGAGCGGATCAGGAGTTCCTCCGTGTCCTCGTCGACGACGACGAAGCGGGCGGCTTCCAGGGTGCCGATGCGCTTTTCCAGCTCGGCGACCGTGAGGCCGCGGGCTTTCCGAGACCACCGGCGAAGCGTCAGGTCGAGCAGGCCGGCGTGGTTGAGGTTCGGCTGCGAGATCAGGAACATGTAGAGGCGCTGTTCCGACTCGTCGAGCGCGAGGAAGTCGGCGTCTTCCCAGATGCTGGTGAGGATCCGGCCGTGGCCACGTGCCATGGGTGGACTTCTTCCTAAGTGGTGTGGATGGGTGGGGCGTCAGGGCCGGGCGGCGGTCACGCTGCGGCCGCCAGCTCGGGTGTCGCGTACCGCTCCAGCTCTTCGCCGGTGACGGCTTCGACGAGGGCGCAGAGGATGACCTCGGCGGCGTTCGGGGTGACGGCGTTGCCGTACTGGCGGACCTTGTCGCGCTTCGAACCGAGGACGATGTAGTCGTCGGCGAAGCTCATGGCCCGACCGATCTCGTGAGGTTCGAGCATTCGGAACCGGACGTCGTTGATGTCGACGTCGCCACGCACCAGGGCGTAGCGGTCGCGGGTGGAGAGCGTGCCGATCGGCTCGGCGACGGTTCGCGCGGTGCCGTTGCTGTAGTAAGGGACGAGGATGTCCTGCCAGGTGACAAGCGACTGGTGGCCGGTCGTGGTCAGGGTGCGCATGGGCTCGGCGGCGGTTGTGCAGTGCTCGCCGCCGTCGCCCTTGCTGCCGTTGTTCCGCATGACCATCGCCGGGAGACCTGGCGTGACGAGACCGTGGTGGTTGCCGGACGCGGTGACGGTGGCCAGGGCGTCGGTGACGGATCGGGCGACGGACCCGCCGCCGCGGAGTTCGGCGATGAACGGGAGCCAGGCGAGCCCGGTCTCGTTGCGGGTGGTCATGGTGCGAAGCGGGTCGCGGGCCGAGCGGGCTTCCTTGCCGTCGCGGCCCTCAACGGGGACGAGGAGCGGCGGCACCATGAGGCCGTCGTTCTCCCTGGTGGTGCGGGTCGCCATCGGATCGCCGACGCTGACCGCGGCGTCCCGCCAGGTTCCGCCGGCCGGGACCATCATCGGGATGGGCTGGGCGAACTTCTTCAGCCCTGCCTGGATCCGGGCGATCGTCTTGTCGGCGAGCGGCTTGGTCCGGTCTCCGATGCGCTGGCCGGGGATGGACCAGTCGATGGCCGCGGCGGCCGGGAGGGCCTCGGGCTCCACGATCTGGTTCCGGCAGCTGGTCGACGGGCAGCGGTAGACGTACTGGGTGCGGTAGCGGCCCATGTCACGGCCGGGGGTCTTGAACACCTGCATGGCTTGGACCCAGGCGTCGCAGCCGGAGCACCAGGCGCGCGGTCGCAGCCACTTGTCCCAGTCCGGGGTGCGGCCGAGGGATTCGTGCCAGTACCCGACGTACAGGCGGTCGCGGGACTGGGGCGCCGCGTGCACCGACCGCGGGTTGGCGTGCATGGAGTTCAGGGCGATGATCCGGGTGCGGTACCCCATCTTGTGGAGCTCGCCGATCCACCGGTCCCACTGGTCCCAGGCCCGGACGTCGGTGACGTTCTCGACGACACCGGCCTTCACGAGCCCGCCGCGCTCCTGGACGCCCCGCAGGTACAGCGGCACTTCTTCCATCAGCGCCCGGGACTCTTCTTCCAGGTCGGCCGGCTCTTCCTCGTGCTGCTCGACGAGGAGGTCGAGGAGGCTGCCCTGCATGGCGGTGTCGAAATTCCTGCGCTTGCCCTTGGCCACGCTCCAGTTGGTGCACTCCGGGGAGGCCCAGAAGATGTCCGTGACGGGCCAGTCCCAGACGGGCGCTTTGCGGATGTCGCCGCGGTAGTGGCTGGCCTCGGGGAAGTTCGCCTCGTGGGAGTCGATTGCCTTGGCCCAGTGGTTTGCGGCGCGGGTGACGCGGACGCCAGGGACGGAGTGGGCACCCTGGCTGCTGCCACCGGCTCCACAGAACCAGTCCATGACGCTCAGGGCATCGTCGTCGTTTCGGAAACTCATCGGAGCCCTCCCGTGGGGCGTGTCTGGCGGATCGGGGCGCGCGGAACCAGACCCCTAATGCGGCCGCTAATTGCCGAACTAATCGAGTTCGTATAGCCAACATACACTTGGACACATGAATGTTGGCTATGGTTGTACAACTGGATGTGGACACATCCCTGTGGGACCATGCCGACATGACCGAGGAGGAAGTCGTGACCCGCCTGAAGCAGGCCGCCGCCGCGAAGAAGCAGGCCGAAGAGGACGCCGCCACCGCATTCGCGGACGCCGTCGCCGAAGCTCTGCGCGGCGGCATGAAGCCGAAGACCGTCGCCGACGCGACCGGCTACAGCTACGAGACGATCCGCCGCATCGCCCGCGCCAACGACATCGGCCGGCTCCGCGAGCCAACAGTCACCAGCAGGAAGAAAGCCCTGCCGGAGTCGGACGACTGACGTCACGCCCCCTCCCTTCCTGCCCCGCGTCACCGCGGGGCTTTGTCGTGCGTTCAGGCGGCTTCGGCTTGGCGTGCTCGGATGAGTCGCCGGCGTTCGTTTTGGCTCACGCCGCCCCATACGCCGTGCCATTCAGGTGCGGTGAGCGCGTGCTGGAGGCAGGTGCGACGGATCGGGCACCCGGCGCAGACTTCGAGTGCGGGCGCATCGGAGGCGCCAGGCTCGGGGTAGAAGATCGCCGGGTCCGTGGTGGCGCAGATGCCCTGGTCGTGCCACGTCGTGTCGGTCATGCCGCGGCCTTCTCGGGGTGGCGCTTGAGTTCTTGCTGGAGGTGCTGGCGGGTGATGCCGAGGCGGGCAGCGGCCTGCTCGTAGTCGCAGCCGAGGCGCATGAGTTCCCGGGCGTCGTGGGCAATGTCCACTCCGCGGGTGCCGGCTGCGGCGCGGGCAGCGAACATGCGCTGGTTACGGACTGCCGGGTCGACGTCGACTTGGTCGTCGATCCACTGCTGGTGGGCGGCCGCGCACGGCGGGCACATGGGGAGCTTCTGCAGCTTGTGGGTCCAGTAGCCACGGTCCGTGCCGCAGCAGCCAGTGAATTCAGGGCTGGCGGTCGGGTCGTCGATGGTGTCGTCGTCCCAGACCTCCGGTCCCAGCCATCCGCTGCGGGCAGCGTGGTTACGGCACCGGGTGGCCAACCCCGGGGTGATGCCGTGGCTCTCGGCCTTGCTTCCGCATGCCCTTTCGTAGAGGTCGCGTACAGCACGCGCCAGCCGGGCGGTGACCTGCTGGTTGTACCGCGCGTTCTCGATCGTTTTGACGTTGACGAAGTCGATCCGTTGGTGGATCGACGTGGCCGGCCAGCCGGTGGCACTGAGCGCCTGGAGCCTTCGGCGGGTGCCAGTGGCGTCGATAACGGCGCCGTCGACGTAGTCGTCGAGTGTGGGCCAGTACGCGAGGAGCGTCGTTGCGCTCTCGGTACGGATTCGCACGGCTGGCGGGTAGCCGGTGCCGCCGTATATGAGGTGGTCGAGGGTCGAGGAGCTCACTCCGGTGACGGCGGTGAGGTTCTTGAGCGACATGCCGGCGTCACGGATGGCCAATACGTGCTGGCGTACAGGCTCGGCGTCAACGAACGGCTTCCACTGGCCGTACCCGATGAGCCTGCGGCGGCGCCTCATCCAGCGGGCGGTTGCGTCACGTACAGCCTGTTCGGTGGTCATCACTCCCCCTTGATGGGCAGCTGGTCGATGCGGGCGGCGTAGGCGTCGAAGTGCGGGGCGAGGGCTCGTTCGGCCCGACGAATGGCGCGCTCTTCCTCGGCGCTCCGGCCGCGAGTGATCCACAGGCGGTGGGCGACGAACGCGACGCTGGGGCCGAAGATGGCGGCGAGGATCAGCAGGACGGTCATGCGGCTGCCCTCCGTCCTGCGCGCTCTTCGCGGATCTGGCGGCGGACGGTGCACTCGAACGCCCAGATGTCGCCTTCCGTCATGCCGGCCTGGGTGAGCTGCCTGCGGATGTCGTCGCGGCCCTTGCACTGGCGCATGTGGCCCTCGAGCTGGCGGAGGAGCCGCTGCTGGTCGCGGGCGCTCACGCGGCTGCCCTCCGCTGCTGGGCTCGGGCGCTTCGGGTGCCGCGCCAGGTGCGGACGCCGGAGCCGTCGCGGGTGGTGGTGAACGAGACGACCTCGACGAGGCCCTCCTCGCTGAAGCGGTGCATGAGCGCGCCCCACTGGGACTTGGGGTTCGGCGGCTCGGGGAGCTTCGCGTCGACCTTTATGTGCCAGGAGGCGAACTCCCGGCCGGTAGCTGCGGCTTGCTCGAAGGCGGGACGAACCTGGGAGACCCAGGTCTCGAAGTCGTTCTCCTGTACGGGGATGCTGCCGTCCAGGGCGGGCTGAATCGAAGAGGTCATGCCCTTCATACTCAGCACACCACCGACACCTGACGCGTCGTCTTGTACGTCGAGTGGCTTCGCGATCTCGGCCATTGCTGGTTCCTCCTGTTCAGGTGCGGGTCTGGGACTTCTTGAGGCGCTTCGCCAAGTCGGCGTCGCGGTAGAACTCGCGCATGGTTTTCTGAGGTGGCGGGCCGCCCTGTTTCGGGCAGGGCGGCCCGACCGCGGGATGGATTACGAGGCGGCCTTCAGGCAGGGCTCGCACAGCGGCTGCTGGGGCGCCCCGCCGAACGGACCGTCGGTGTCCTTGCAGCGGATGCACCGAAGCCCGCCCGCGATCCGCTGCAGCTCGGCAATGCCGTTGGGCTCGTTCTTCGCGGTGTACAGGGCCGCGGCCAGCTCCGGGTACACGCTGCCGAGGATGGCGAGGTTGACGATGTCGGCGGCGTCCATGGCCTCCATGAGCCGCCGGGTGAAGCTGCCGGGCTGGAAGCCGCCTTCGCGGCCGTAGTGCCACAGGACGTGGCGGGCGGTGTCCTTGGTGATGGCGGGTGTCTGGGTGCTCACTGGGCGCCTCCGTGGAAGCGGGAGAGCGCCACGCCAGCCATCTGCCCCAGCTGGTCGTCGGTGGCCGCGTAGAACGCGTCGGGCTGCGTGATGGCGTCGTACACGTCCCGGGCCCAGCGGGCGTCCCCCAGTGCGGTGTGCGCGTCGGCCTTCGACGGCGGCTCGACGCCCATCTGGCGAGACAGTTCGTAGGACCGCCACCCTTCGGCGAGGAGAGCGTCCACTCGCCCATACGCCTCTGCGTCGCAGTGCTGTCGGGTCAGCGCGTGGGCCTGCCCGTACAGGTGACCGACCGCCATCGTGGCGATGTCGACGGTGCGGTAGTGCCAGGGTGCGGAGTCGAGGAACACCCGCAGGAACGCGGCGTCGAAGGCCGGATTGGAGCCGACGAGGACGGCGCCCTTCAGGATCTTGGTCAGGTCGTAGGCGAGCGTCTTGTGGCTCATCGCAACGGGGCGCCCGTGGGCGTCGATCTGGCCGACGAAGTAGTCGTTCGGGATGACCATGCGTTCCTGGTAGCGGCCGATCTCCAGGGCTTTGGGGTCGGCGGACTGGGCGAGGTGGAGCTCGGTCGGGCGGATCTGCCAGTGGTGCTCCCCGTCCGGCTCACCGGGGGTGCGCATGATGACGGCGATCTCCCAGACCTGGTGGCTGTCGGGGTCGAGTCCGGTGGTCTCGGTGTCGATGAACGCGATGGGCCTGGGGGCCCGCGCGGTGGTCTGGGTGCTCATGTGGTTCTCCTGGTGGTGTGGGGTGCCGCGGGCCGCTGTGGGGGTTCGGCGGCCCGCAGCGGGCAGACGGAGCCGGGGAGCTCTACGTCTGCCGGTCAGAGGGAGACGTGGAAGCTGGCGTGGTCGGCTTTAGCCGCCGCGTTCCAGCAGTCGACGCAGACGAACATCACGGGCTCCTCGTAGCCGATTTCGGTCCACGGCTTGTCCTCCGGCTGGAACCGGAGCAGGCGGCGCTGCTGGTCGCAGTCGGGGCACGTTCCGTCGTGCGAGGTGCCGACGATCAGCGCTTCCTCCTGCCGCTGCAGTTCGGCCTGCACCTCGTTCCAGGTGGCGCCACATCGGGTGCAGTCACCCGGGCGGAAGATGGAGCCGAGCGGCGGCTGGACTGGGAAGCTGTGCTTGCAGAGCGAGACGGTGGCGGTCATGCGGTTCTCCTGGGAGGCTCGGGGTGGACGCCCCGCCACTTCGATTGGCGGGGCTTCTGTGTTGGCGTGCCGGGCCGGGGGCCTTCGTCATCCGCCGGCCCGGCAGGTCATGCGGCCTGCGGGCCAACCGGGAACCGCAGGCGGTAGCTCGGCCACGCGGCCGTCTCGGGCAGATCGAGAATCGGCATTTGCTGCGTCTGCTCGTTGACGGTGTCGGCGGGCTGGACGGGCACCGGGTACGGGATCTGCACGTGGGACACGTAGGGCCGGTCGAGGCGCTGTACGGTCTCGGTGATGCGCGGCCGGGCGTTGATGACGGCCTGGCGAAGGCGGGTCTTCTCGGCGCCGTCGCGGATCACCGTGCTGGCCAGCTGCTGGTTCCTGGCCTTGAGCGCGTCGTTCTCGCTCTGGGTGTCATAGAGGGCGGTGGCGTCCCGCATGCCGCGGAGCAGAGTGCTGGTCAGCTCGCAGGTGAGGGACTTGACCGTGGACTCCAGGTCCCGGATGTGGGCTTCGAGCAGCTCGATCCGGTCCGGCGCCCGGTGCTTCGCGGTGGTGTGCGAGCTCACGACTGGTCCCCCTGGTTGATGCGGTTGCTGATGCGCTGGCCGAAGAGGAGAAGGAAGAGGGCGGTCGCGCCTATGAGGCTGGTGATGATCGCGGCGGCGTGGTCGGCGAGGTTCATGCGACAGCCGCCTCGTTGAGACCGAGGGCGCGCTCGAGCTCGGCGTTGTCCGCGCGGAGCTTGTCGACTTCGGCCATCGGCGTGAGCAGGTCGAGCGCGTTGGCCCACGGGTTGTTGCCGGAGGAGTGCTCGCCGATGACGTCCTCGGGGGCGACCGCGAGGGCGAACTTGTCGAGGGCGTCGTGCATGCCGTCCCGCTCGGTCATCACCTCGTCGAGCGCACGATCCAGCTCTGCGTTCTTCGCTTCCAGCTCGGCGATCCGGGCCTGCTGTGCGCCGACTTTGTCGAAGAGGGGGGTCCGCTTGACACCATCGCCGTGCACGCGTTCGGCGGTGCGGAACCAAGCGGCCCAGGTCTCGTCGTCCCAGTCGTTGCTGTCGCTGCTTGCGGCCCGAAGGATCTGGGAGTCGCTGGCCTCGATGTTGGCGAGGCTGGTGGTCTGCTCAGGCATTGCGGTTCCCCCTGGTCTGGTTGGTGCGGGCGTCGTTGAGGAGTCGGGTGAGTCCGCCGTCGAGCGGGGACGGCGCGAGGTCGTCCCACACCCGGTTCAGCTGCTCCGCCGTGGGCTCTGGCGCCGGGATGGAGCAGCCGGCGGGGAGGCTGATGTAGCCGTGGGCGACGCTGTCCGCGTAGTCGCGCTCCGCCTTCAGGTCCCGGGGGCGGTCGACCAAGCCGAGGCTGCGGAGGAGCAGCGGACCGGCAGCGGCGGGGAGGGCGGTGAGCAGCTCCGATGTCACCGTCGCGGTGCGGGGCGTCATGCCGGGCTCCCGGGCGTCCAGTTGGCGGCGAGGGCAGCGAACGCGCGGTCGGTGGCGCTGTCGAGAGCGTGGCGGTCGGGGTCGGCCGCCGTGCACCAGCCGGCGCACTCAAAAACCTGCGCACCGGACGGCCAGCGGGCGCCCGACGGGTCCGGGACCAACGGGCCCTTGCGGTTGCCGCAGGGCAGGCACTCGGGGTGCTGCGGCTCGGGCAGCGACGCGACGTGCGCCTCGACCCGGATACGGCGGGCCTCGAGCTGGACCAGCCCGGTCGGTACGTCCAGGCGCTCGATCGGGTTTACCGTCATGACGCCACCGCCTTCGGAGCCGGGTCGACGTGGGTAAGGGCGATGCCGCCCGAGTGGCCGTCGACGAGGACGACCGGGGTGTGGCCGCTGAGCGTCCACGCCTTGCTGCGGGTGGTCGTGGTCAGCGGGTTCTCGCCTCGCACGCCCGGGTAAGCCGTGACCGGCGTGCCGACCGGGTAGCGGGCGTTCCACTGGGCGGCCGTCAGCTCGCCCGTCGGGTGCTCAGTGGGGCGGATCGTGTGGCTGCCGTTCTGGTGGCGGACGATCGTGTTGCCGAACTTTGCGACGATGCGGTTCTCGTCGTGGCCGATCCGCAGACCGGTAATGACGAGTTCGCCGTCGTCCTGCTCCCAGAACTGCTTGGTGAACACGCCGGCGTTGTCGAGCCACGTGTCGACCTCGTACAGGTTGGCGGGGGTCAGAGTGCGGCAGCGGACGCAGGACGTGTCGTCGCAGTCGTCGGTGTGCAGCTCGGGAATGAACGGCGGCGCCGACAGGAGGTGGGCCAGGAGCTGCTTGGTCGTCATGACGCCACCTCGGTCCACTCGCTGATCCGGACAGTGCGCTGGATGGTCGGGGTCGTCTCGAGGACCTGCGCTTCGATCTCGGCGGGGAAGTGGCCCAAGGGCCAGACGTTGCCGAGGGCGTCGCGGAACGCGGTCTCCACGACCGGCGCTGGCAGGGCGGCCAGCTCGGCCTTCCGCCGCTTGGACTGCTCGTCGAAATACTCGACGGTCCGCTTCAGCTCGGCCGTGTCAAAGACGTAGCGGCGCTGCGCCTCGTCCAGCTCGACGCGGAGGCGGTCCACCTCGGCGAGCAGCTCGGTGGCGTACTGCGCCGATGCCTCAAGCCAGTGGGCGACCGGGTTAGCGACGCCGACGATGCTGTCCGGGTCGTACTCGGTACGACCGATGGCGAGCGCGTCACCCGAGCGCATCGTCGAGTACCTCTCGCCTTCACGCTGGTCCCGGAACTCCAGGTCGCCGTAGACCACGGAGTACGTCTCAGGGTCGAGGAGTTCATCGCCCCGGTGGTCGGTCGGCTTGGCGGCGCGCAGCACGTACTGGCGGCCGGAGTGGTCGGTGACGAGCTGCGGGCCACCAGCGTGGCGCGATCCGATCCAGCGCCAGGGAGGCGCGGGGATGGCGTCCAGGTCGGTGCGGATCTTGGCCTCGCGCTCCGGCGACAGCGGGGCGCTCATGACGTCACCTCGGATCCCTCGGCCACCTGGTCGGCGAGCTTCTCCAGGTGTTCGGACGCGTCCAACAGGCCGTCCGAGTAGCCGTCGCGGTAGGACTGCGGGCGCTTGCTGTGCTCGTCCGACGTGTGGCCGTCCATCTCCTCGACGGCCTTCGCCGCCTCGGAGAAGACGCTGGAGCGGAAGGCGCGCGGCTGGGCGAACGGGTCGTCCGCGAGTGGCATTGCCTGGTGGTACAGCCACTGCGCGCCCAGAGCGTCAGCGCCCGGGTCGTCCGAGTCGAAGATGAAAGACGACAGCGAACGACCGGAGGCTGCAAGGGCGTTGCCCAGCTCACCGCTTCGGCACCAGGGGCAGCCGCGCATGTCGTCCTGTGTGCGCAGCCAGGTCGGGTGCTCGGGGTTGCCGCAGGATGCGGAGACACGGCCGTCGAGGTCCCCGAGTTCGAGCGCCCGGTAGCTGGCCAGCTCGGCGTCGGTCCGCTTCTGTGCGGTCTCCGCCTCGTGCTGCGGGGTGAAGACCTTCGTGCCGTACTTGGTGGCAGTGGCGCACGGCCAGCCGACAACCTGCCCCTCTTCCCAGCAGACCGCGCACAGCCAGGCGTTCGGCTTGCCACAGTCGTCGAAGACGGGAATGTGGAAGCGGGCCGGGAGCTTCGCGTTCTCCTCCAGGGAGAAGCCAGCCAGCAGCTCGTAGTAGGGATGGTCCGGTGCTTGCAGGAGGGTCGCGCGCTGAGCGCACTCGTCGTGCTCGACCTGCTTGCCCGCCTCGACGTTGCTGAGGCAGGTGCCGCACGCGGAAGGATCGGCGTGGCTGCCTCGCTCGTTGACGGCGATGGCTCGCTGCTCGACCCAGAAGACGTCGGTCTCGCTCGTAGGTGTTGCCGGTGTGGTCTGAGATGATGAGGGCACGGGGCCCGCCTTTCGCTTCACGTGGTTGAGGTGGATCTCGTTCTTGAGGTCGTCCCGCACTGGCGAGTTACGGGGCGGCCTCTTTTGCTGCCGTCAGGCAGCGATGGGGGCGACGAGCGACCGCTCGTTCTCGCGGCGGATGCTCTCGGCACTGAACGTGATCCGCCCGGCGTCGGTGTGGTGGAAGACCTGGCGCCGGTAGCACTTCTGCTTGAGGGTCCGGACGCTCTTGTACGGAAGGAGTTGCTTCTCGACGACCTCTTCCGGTGTCCAGCGGCGGAGCTCGGCCTCGTCGTCCAGTCGTGTGGGGGACTTCGTGATCTTCGTGGCCTTCGCGGTCACGGCATCTCCTCGTGTGTGATGGCTTCTGGGGGGACGGTCAGTGCGTCTGCGACCTTCAGGACGGGGTCGTCGGCCGCCTCGCGGATGAGCCCCCTCTCCATGCGGGAGAGGTAGCCCCGGTTCAGGCCGGTCGTCTGCTGGAGCGCACGGAGGCTCAGATTCTGAGCTTCGCGTATGGCCCGGATTGCTCGTCCGTTCGGTCTCACGCTCAGAATCTAAGGGCAATCTGGCTACATGCGCAAGCAGTCTCGCTACATCGAGCCTCAGTTTTTGAGGGTTGCTAAGGGGCGCATTGGCATATGCGGGGCGCGTGATGCAACCCTGAGCGCAGAAAATGACGGAGAAGCGCAGGTCAAAGCGTGAGATCTGCGCTTTCCGGTTGCATGACCATGAGGCATCATGTGTGTCCATGGACTGGGAAGAGCTAGGGCGAGCGCTCAAGGAAGCTCGCAAAGCTGCGGGGCTGAAGCAGACAGAGATCGCTACGAGGCTCGACATCAGCCTGTCGTCGGTACAGGCGATCGAGCGTGGAACCGTCTTTGCCAAACCGACCCCCACCATCCGCGCCTACGCTGCGGCCGTCGGCTGGGCGGATCGATCCGTTGAGCAGGTACTTGCGGGGGGCACACCGACCCTCGCCCGCGACGAGCCCAAGTCCAGTGCAGAGCCGAGCGAGGCGACCGGCCCAGTCCCAGCTGGCACGCTGCCGCTGCGGATCGTGGCCGACCTCACCGACGAGGGGGCCCTCCTCGACACAGCCGTGATCCGACTACCCGGAGGCGGGCAGGCCGTAGTGGTGGTGAAGGGGAAGGCCGGCGGCACGCCAGCAGAGATCCAGGAGGCCCTGGAGGCGTGGCGGCGGACACAGCCGCACCTGCAGGGGCTGCTGGACGATGAGCCACCAGCTGCTGCCGGGGCGTAGCGTGAACGCAGAAGCGGCCCGTCCCTTTGGGGGGACGGGCCGCTTCTCTATGTCCGCGAACTGGGGTCTGACCTGCGCCTATGAAAGATCGTTTAGGGGATATTTAGGGGACGGGGTGCGGTAGTGAGGGTGTAGCCAGACTGCACAGACGGGTAGCGAGAGTGTCTGAAAACGCAAAGAAGCCCAGATCAGATGTGCTCTGACCTGGGCTTTCTTTCCTGAACCTGCTGTTCAACGCGGTGGGCGCGGACGGTTTCGAACCGCCGACATCTGCTTTGTAAGAGC